GACCAGATCAACAACGTCGAGTCTCGCAGGGGGATATCAGAAAAATTGGGTATCGGCGACCAGATGCTTTACAAGCACATTAAAAATAATGCTGACGATGGTCCACTTACCAAAATGATAGCCTTAATGGCGATCTCAGAGGAAACGGGGATTCCAATAGACCAGGTATTGGAGCAAGAGGTTTCAACGGGGGAGACAACAAAGTAAGGTACCTGCCTCCACATCTCCAAAAGTTCATTAAGGGCATTAACCAAAAGTTATCATAAAGACGTGACTAAAAAAAACATTACCACTGAGCTATCTGAAATCCTTGCTACAGCGCTGGCCGGAAGGCCAGAGTTAAACGAGAGACTTTCATCCTTACTGGGACGCCGCAGTGATGCGGCGCCACCCGGGAAGGCCGAAGAAGAGATGACGATGAATGATCGTCGCAACCGTGCCCGCCTCATGTTCACACGCCTTCATTTGAAAGAACAATTAAAGCAACCTATATGACAAGAGGTATACCTGTTATTCCGATGGTAAAAATTTTAACCCAATATGCCCGGGCACACAAGCTGCCCTTTAACATGAACCGATGGGAAGATATCTGTCGTTGCTTTAATCATTATTGCATTCATGTTGGCTATAAGAACTGATGATCCTGCTACCCTCCATCCTATTATTTCTGATCGGCTATTATTGCGCCGATTGTAAAGACAAAAACAAAAAATTATGGTAGTCCTCATCACCGCCGTCTTATTCATCGTTGCTTTTCTTTTTGCCATGGCAGCTTTTGTCATAGCCCTTTGGACAGCGGTGTCGATGAAAGCGGATCGCAAGCAACAGGCAAACAAAAATAAATATGCCGAAGAGGTAGATTGGTTACTGGAACCGGATTAAAGAGTCTTTTCATAAGTTCAGTCAATTATGTTCCTTACAAACGGGGCTTTATTCTTATCGCCCCGCTCTTCAAACCTTTTAAAATTTATACAATGAAAACCGCCAGGTATATCCTATACATCGTTTACTTATCATTGATGATTTCGATGGTCATATCATGTACTACCTACAGGTGTCAGCCTTCGAAAAGATCAAAGGACTATGCGGTAAGACAGTGGATGAATCAACGCAGTGATGGCTATTGGGTAGTGACAACGATACACGGTTTTAGCGATAGATCAACAATAGTATTTGAGTGTAAGCCAGATTCAGCTACGCTGGCAAAATTATGATGTTTGGCAGGAGGGAGCAATCAATGAAGCTTTCTATATACCTGGATTAAAAACGGCCTGTATGTCTATGCAGGCCTCCTTAAAAGTTCTTTTACTAACTCAACAAAGATACCTCTTAGGTGGAAGAGGGATGGTGGCTTGTAAGGGAGCCGTTTGTTCGGCGGCTCCCATTTCTAAGGATCTAAAAAAAATAAGATTTATGAAAATAGAATTAAAAAAACTCACCCTGACCAACTTCAAAGGGATCCGGTCCTTTAGCACCGGATTCAACCAGGTCACTAACATCTGTGGCGACAATGCCACTGGTAAAACAACATTGAAGGATGCCTTCCTCTGGCTGTTCTTTGGTAAGGATAGCAGCGACCGAAAAGACTTTGAAATAAAAACGCTTGATGAAAACAATCAACCCTTCCACAAACTGGACCATGAAGTGGAAGCTATCATTAACCTGGATGGCGAAGAATTAAATATCCGCCGGTCCATGCGCGAGAAGTGGGTGAAGAAACGCGGTGAACAGGAAGCCATCTTTTCTGGTCATGAAACATCTTTCTTTTGGAATGAAGTGCCCCTGAAGGAAGGTGAGTTCCAGGCCAAGGTGGCCAACGTATTTAATGAGAATATTTTTAAGCTCATCACCAACACCGACTACTTTAATTCACTGAAGTGGCAGGATCGTCGTGGCGTGTTAATGCAGCTTGGTGGTGCTATATCGAATGACGAAGTGTTTGAGGCCATCATCACTCCCGGGAATAAGGGAAACTTTACGGCGCTGATCAATGCCCTCACCCAAAAGAAATCAGTTGACGAATTCAAAAAAGAGATTGCTGCTAAAAAGAAAAAGCTGAAAGATGAACTGGAGCTCCTGCCGGCACGAATCGATGAAGCCAACCGTTCACTCCCGGAACCTAAAGACTACGATGTTTTATTAGGCCAGATTGCCCAGGCGCAGATTGATATCGAAAATATCGAAAGCTTGTTACAAAGTAAAAGCAAGGCGCAGAAAGATTACCAGGATAACATGCTGGCCATAACCAAGGAGATCGGCCAGCTGAAACAACAAGCGCTGCAGATCGAATTCAATGAGGCTAATAAAGTGCAGGACAGCAAGCGCAACCGGGAACAAGTTATTCTTTTTAAGAAACGTGAATTGAATACGATGCGCGATGATAAGTCCCGTCTTACTGCTGACTACCTGAATGAGGAGCGTAGGAAGATTAACCTGGTGGCAGAAAAAACCGAATTGGTTACCAAGTGGGAATCCATCAATGCCGAACAACTGGTGTTCGATGAAAAAGAATTTCACTGCCCGGCTTGTAAGAGAGCCTACGAAGCAACTGATGTAGAAGCTAAAAAAGTTGAACTGGTCCACAACTTCAATGGCGATAAATCCCGTCGCCTGGCCGATGTAACTGGAAGAGGGAAGACATTGGCTGATGAAATAAAAGTGATTGAAGCCAAGCTTGGCAACATTGCCCATAAGGGCCAGGCTTTGAATGAGGTGATGGAAGTAGCACAAAATGATATGGTGGCCCTGGAAGAAGAACACAACCGCCTGTTGCTCGATGAGCAGCTGCATGTGAATGATGCCATCCGCAACAATACAGAGTACAAGGCCATCCAGGAAATGATTACGCTGCGCAATGAAGAAGTCACCACCAAATTGCCGGACGATAACAACAGCGACCTGGTCAGCCGTAAAAGGACACTGCAGCTGGAGATCGATGACTGGAAAAAACAATTATCCGGCAAAGATCAACGCGAAAGGATCCTTGCCCGTATCAAAGAACTGAATGAACAGGAAAGTACGATGGCGCAGGAGCTGGCCAGCCTGGAAGGAACCGAGTTTTCCATCGAGCAATTCATCAAAGCAAAAATGGATACACTGGAGAGTAGGATCAATGGCCGCTTTAAGATCGTTCGATTCAAATTATTCGAAGAGCAGATCAATGGTGGCCAGGTAGAAGCCTGCACCACGCTGATCAACGGTGTGCCTTATGCCGACGCTAACACCGCTGCCAAAATACAAGCCGGATTAGATATCATCAATACGCTCTCTGATCATTACGATACCTATGGGCCAGTATGGGTCGACAACCGGGAAAGTGTTATCCGGCTGCCAGAAACAAAATCACAGCTGATCAACCTGATCGTATCGGAGAAGCATAAAAAGCTGACGGTACTGCGCACCGAAGAAATGGCCATGGCTTAAATCAATTTGTAAACTTTTAATAATTATACAATGAGTACTACGACAAACAATGCGGCAAACCTGCCGGACAAAAAACCAGCAACGAAATCAGAAGTAATGCTTTCCTTTTTTGAAAAGGATACCGTGAAAACACAATTAAAGAATGCGATGCAGGATAACGCTGATTCGTTTATCGCATCCGTGATCGACCTGTATACCGGTGATGACACTCTCAGGGATTGCCACCCGGAATTGGTAGGTATGCAGGCGTTGAAAGCGGCTGTCTTAAAACTCCCTATCATTAAAGCCCTGGGCTTTGCCTACATCGTCCCGTTCAAAAAAGATGGCAAGCAGATCCCGCAATTTATGATCGGTTATAAGGGCCTATTACAATTGGCCATCCGGACCAATCAATACCGCATCATCAATGCTGATGTGGTGTATGATGGTGAGTTCAGGTCGGCCAATAAACTGACTGGTGAGTATGATCTTAACGGCACCAAAAAGAATGATACCATCGTTGGTTACTTCGCTTACTTCGAAACCAAGGAAGGATTTTCCAAAACCCTGTTCATGTCAAAGGAGCGGGTAACGGCACACGCTCAGAAATACAGTAAGTCCTATAACCAATCATTCTCGCCATGGAAAACAGAATTCGACGCCATGGCTATCAAAACGGTGTTGCGTGGATTGATCAGCCATTGGGGCATCATGTCGACGGAATTACAAACAGCCATCACGGATGACGATCGTGACGTGGCAGAAAAAACGTTGACCGAAATAAAAACTAATGCCAACAAAAAGGAAATGTCATTCAATGCGGTGGATGAAGCCGACCAGGTTCATGAAGATCAGCAGGAGCAATTTTCCAACAACGGACAGCAAGCAACAGCGCCATTTTAATCATGCGACTAACCATTATCAATAGCAACTCTTCGGGTAACGCTTACGTGCTGGAAAACGAGCATGAGGCGTTACTTATTGAGTGCGGTGTTCAGTTCGACAAAATTAAAAAGGCACTGAACTTCAATTTTCTGAAAGTGGTAGGGTGCATTATAAGTCACGAGCACTTTGATCACTGCAAGTCTGTAAACGAAGTAATTAAAGCCGGTATTAATGTCTATTCGACTTTCGGTTCACTGAATGCCATGGGCGTATCGATCAGCCACCGCACTAATGCTATTGTTCCTGGTCAGTCTTTTTCACTGGGAGAATATAAAATACTTCCTTTTAGCGTGAAGCACGACTGCGCGGATCCGGTTGGCTACCTCATACATCACCAGGAGTGTGGCAACGTTCTTTTCCTCACCGATAGCTACTATAGCGAGTACACCTTTAAGGGATTGAACAATATCATCATTGAAGCGAACTATTGCCAAACGATCCTTGATAAAAGAGTGCAGGATGGTGCCAATCCAAAATTCTTGCGTGATCGCGTGATCACTTCGCATATGTCACTTGCTACTTGCAAACAATTACTGCAGGCGAATGATCTCAGCCAGGTGAATAACATTGTGCTGATACATTTGAGTGATGGTAATAGCGATGCGAAGCGGTTTAGGAACGAAGTGCAGGAAGTAACGGGAAAGGTGGTTTATGTAGCAGACGCGGGAATGGTCATTGGAAATTTTAATAAACAACCTTTTTAGCTCTTTAATTAATTCAAGATAAAAATTCCAACCGTAGTCGTTTAACGGCAATGGCTCAGGTACAAAGCAGGATTAATCAGCACCACTGATGAAAGAGGGATACCCTTAGCTCCTGTGAGTGGTGTAACTGAGAGAACGAAACAGACTGACAGCCGGGAAAGACCGGCATTATTAAAAATCAAGATTTCTATGAATATTGGTCAATACAATTACAACAAGCATGGCGTCTGTATCAATCCTACTCGGGTGCTCTCTCATATTGAAAAAAAGAAGATCAGTTATGAGATAGTCGTGGCTCAAAATAAATTTGGTTGGGCCTATGGCTATGATTACTCATGCAATTCATCGTTGACGGGTACCGGCGGCGGTGCCAGCGGTGTTGGCCTCGACGATGATGCTTTCGAAACAAAAGAAAAAGCGGCGTTGGTTGGCGCCCAAAAAATACTCGAGAAGTTCAATCGATATTTTATAAATGCTCCACAATTGAAAGCCCAGGATTTGAGTTTTAATCCACTGCGCAACCTTATTATCGAGATGAATAAGCAACTCCGAGAAAATGATTCAGTATCGGTGAAAGTCAAAACTGCAAAAAAAACTTCCTCTAACATAAATAAAAATGCTATGCTACAATCTGAACTCCAATTCGTGAAAATGTCCGATATCAATTCATCTGACACCAACCATCACCAGCGGGAAGACTGGGAGCTGCAGGAGCCGGCATTGAAGGAGCTGGCGGAAAGCATCAAACAGAAAGGGGTGATCCAACCGATCGTATTACGGCCGAATGGTAAACCGGGCAAATACTTCCTGGTGTGTGGTGAACGTCGCTACCAGGCATCACTGATGGCTGGACAGGCTGAGATTCCAGCCTTCATTAAAAACCTGACGGATGAAGAAGCCTTCGACCTGCAGATCACCGAGAACCTGCAACGTAAGGATGTCCATCCAATGAAGGAAGCGCAGGCCTATAAGGCATTGATGGAAGTGGATCCTGCAAAGAATAGCGTCAGTGAATTAGCAGCTCGATTCGGAAAGACTCCGGAGTATATCGCGCAGCGCCTTTCGTTCAATAACCTTATTCCGGATATGCGTAAGGAATTTTATGGCGGCAAAATGCTAATCGGTCATGCGATCGTTTTCTCCAGGCTGACAGAAGCGGATCAAAAGCTTTGCATGAAAGATTGCAAACCGAAGTATGGTCCGTCAGTAGATATGTATGAGCCACTGAAAACCGTCCAGCAATATATCCAGGATAGGCTGGTCCGGAAGATCAACGATGCAGTGTTCAATCCCAATGATGCAGAATTGTATGTCGCCGCCGGCGCCTGTTCTACCTGTCCAAAAAAATCAGGTGGCGGTAATGTATTATTCACCGATATCAAAGAAAAGGATCGCTGCTTTGATGGCGCCTGCTTCCAGCTGAAAACATCGAAGTACCTGGTTCAAAAACTGGAAGAGCTGCGAGCCGATGATCCGGATATGCCGGTGGTCGGTGGCCACAGTGCGGACGCCCATCATGTCGATAGCATTGTAAAGAATTACCTGAAGAAAAATAACATCAAACTGCTGAAGGAATATGCGGAGTACAATGAAAGCAACAAAGCTGAAAAGGGATCGGTGAAGTCCTTTGCGGTGGGTGGTAGCAAAATCGGCAAAGTGGTTTATATCAAGTTTGTGAAGAAAACTAAAAGCGACGATGCGGATTCGCCCATGATCACGCCGGGTGGTCATAGTAAATCCGCCGCCTATGAAGAGCAGATCAATGCCTGCAAAGCCACGCTGAAAAAATTAAAGCAGGATGGCCAGGTAAAAACGCAGGAAGCGATCGTGGAAAAGCTGCAGGACCTGAAACCATATGTGGAGCTGAGTGATATTCCGCTCAACCGTTACGAGGAGGCTTGTGTGTATTTGCACCTGTACGATGAAGCTGGTATTAAAACCCAGTCTGCAATCAAAACCGTCTTAAATAAAATGAATGTCGAAGTCGATCCTGCACTAAGCAAGGACGAACAGATGGTGGAACGTATGACCAAAGCTCCTGGTATGGTTAAGAATCTCCTGCTGCGGCAGTTTATGAGTGTCGAGATATATGATCTCGATGATCCATTCAGACTGTGTGGCATCGCCATCCGGAAAGCCGCGGGTTTGTTCAAAGGGATTGACATTTCTAAAATAGAAGAGCAGGCACTTGCTGATATCAAAAAGCAGGAGCAGACTATCCTGGCTAAGATCACTGACCTGGAAGGAAAGAAAAAAGAAGCACTGGTGAATGAAAAACCTAAATCCAAAAATCCTGTAAAATCTCTGGCTAAAAAATGACACATAAGGAAAGCACCGTGAAGGTTTTCTTCACGAATGAATATGGCCGTTTTAAAACTATCAATGGCAATCGTCAGCTAAATAATCAAAAGATCAACCGGATCATCAAGGATATCAACAATGGTATTGATGTCCTGAAATTTTGCCCCATCATCGTCAGCGAGAAAAAGGAGCGGCTGGAGATCATCGATGGCCAGCACCGCTTTTTTGTGGCTAAGAAAATGAAAAGCCAGGTGTGGTACATCATTGCATCAGATATGACGCTGATGGAAATAGCCAAGATTAATTCCAACACGGAGCGGTGGAAGGATAAGGATTTTATCAATTGCTACATCCAGCAGGACAATGAGAATTATAAAATGATCCAGCAGTTTATGGATGATACCGGTTTCCCATTGAGCACCTGTTTGCAGTTGTTATATACAGGAACCATGAAAGGTGAGGGCGGCAGCAGCACCCATCTAAAACCAAGATTTATCAGCGGCACTTATGAAGTGAAGGACCTGGCAGGGGCCCAACGGACGTCTGCTGTTATCAAACTGTTCAAAGATTTTGATGGGCACACCCAGGGTGCTTTTTGCGAAGCGATTTGTCGCATACTGCGGGCGGAAAAAATTGATATCAAAGACCTGCATAAAAAATGGCAGAAGGATCCCAAACAATTGACGAAGCGTTCATCCGTAAAAGAATATTTGGTGGATCTGGAGACGATCTACAATCAGAGTAATCGGATCCGCAAAGTCATTTTTTAAATGTATCCTGTTAACCGAAATAACGATGACAAGGAAGAAATGCATCATCAAATTGTATTGTATATCGAGCAGGAGCCCGCCATTTGTAAGTGGTTTGGATGTGGCAGGACGTTAACATCCCGGGAACAGTTGTTTGGGGATCATTGCAAAGACCACAATAAACAAAAAAAGTTTGAGATCAGGATGGTGATAAAAAATGAATGACGCGGTAGACTATAAGATCCTTTATGAAAAGCTTTGCGAAAAGCTCAAGCGGATGCGTGCCTGGCAGAAGAAGAAGGATGAGCTCATGCGATACGGGATCCTGCTGGCTAAAGATGATCATTTGCGAATGCGGCGCCTGGAAAGAGAAGTGGACAATATCCTGCTGTTGGATGAAGAAGGGCAAAAAATATTTCAAAAAGTAAAATCATGAGAGCGCCGGAAAAATTCAGACTCAAAAATCACCCCACTTTAGGAAGTGATGCCAGCTATGGTTGCAATGGTTTTTTTGTAATACCACACCACAAGATCATCGGATATTACTACAACTGTATGATCAGTGACGGAATGGGATGGCAGCATGTCTCCATCACATTGACGAAAGACAAACGGATTCTGACCGGTAATGGAAAGCCAACCGGAAAGGTGGTTGTTGAAACAGTAGAACGTTGCCCAAACTGGGAGGAAATGTGTTTCATAAAGGATATATTCTGGAGTAAGGATGAGGCCGTCATGCAAATTCATCCACCGGAAAGGGACTATGTCAGCAATCACCATTATTGTCTGCACTTATGGAAGCCAGATGTCGGATTTCCATTACCAGAAGCCATCATGGTTGGTACACCCTCTAAACAAATACATGTATGACGGAAAAACAAATCATAGAATCCTTAATGCTAAAAGCTGCGCAGGTACGGCAGGCGCAGAATACCTATTTCCGCCAGCCCAACGCTACCAACCGCAGGATCAGTATGGGATTAGAAACAAGCCTGGATAAATACCTGCAGCAATTGAGACGGCTTGGGTATAAACCGGAAAGCCAGCAATCGACGACTGAACAAAACAAATTATTTTGACCATGTTTGATCTCAGGGAATACCAGGTATCCGGATACGAAGACGCAATGGCCTTCTTCCAACAGGAAGCACCCAGGCCAGGGATCCTCGTGGCGCCAACTGCCTATGGTAAGTCGGTACTGATCGCTCACCTGGCAAATAATATTGAGGGCCGCACGTTGGTATTGCAACCCAGTAAAGAATTGCTGGAGCAGAATTACAATAAGTACATCAGCCTGGGTGGCTATGCCTCCATTTATTCCGCCAGCTTTGGAAAGAAAAAGCTTAGCAACACTGTTTATGCCACCATCGGCAGTATAAAAAACATAGGGAAGACATTCGGCACCCTTGGATTCGCCAATATGATCATTGACGAGGTGCACTTATATCCAAGGGGTACGGATAGCATGTTGGGAAAATTCATGGAAGACTCCGGCATTAAAAAAGTATTGGGTTTAACTGCCACACCATTCAAGCTACAGAGCAATATCGATATGAATGGCGAACGGTTTTCCAAATTACAAATGCTCACCAGCCGCAGTAAGATGGGCCAGTTCTTCCAGGATATCATCCACGTGACCCAAATACAGGAGATCGTAGGACTTGGTTATTGGAGTCAGCTGGATTATGAGCTGCATGAGTTTAATCAGCGGGGATTAGTGTATAACAGCGCCAAATCGGATTACACCGAACAATCATTGCTGTTCAATTTCGAGGACCAGGGGATCGGCGGTAAGATCCTTTACCGGTTACAACAATTGGATCGCAAGTCCGTGATCATATTCGTCCCGACGATTGATGAAGCGGAAACGTTAGCAAGGCAGGTGCTTGGTGCCTATGCTGTTCATTCTAACCTTCATCCGGAAAAAAGAAAAAACATCATTGATGGTTTCCGTGCCGGATCCATACGGTATGTGTTTAATGTAAATATCCTGGCCACCGGTTTTGATCACCCGGGTGTTGATTGTATTATCTCAGCTCGTCCTACAGCATCACTGGCTTGGTTTTACCAGGCGCTGGGACGAGGTACCCGTATAGATCCATTGAAACAAGATTGCCTGATCATTGACTTTGCCGGCAATGTCAGCAAGTTTGGCCGCATTGAGCATATTTATTTCAAAAAGAAAAAGACCTGGCAGGCCTATGGTGAAGGTGGGCGGCTGCTGACCGGACTGGCGATGGACCAGATCGGGACGGTGATCGATGCAGCCACCACCGGTGGCGTGGTATTACAATTCGGAAAGTATAAGGGGAAACAGTTAACGGAAGTTCCGCGCGGATATCTGGAGTATATCCTTGGAAATTTTACCTGGAATGACAGCAACATGTATTTAAAAGAAGCTTGTGAAAAATTAGTGAACGCATAAAACTACAACCATGACTTACGCAGAGAAATTAAAGGATCCCCGATGGCAAAAAAGGAGGTTGGAAATACTTAACAGGGACCAATGGACGTGTCAAAAATGCAAGGATAAAGACTCCACCTTACACGTTCACCATCGATACTATGTATTTGGGTGTGAACCCTGGGAAGTTCCAGACGAGGCATTAGTCACCGTATGTTTTGTTTGTCATGAAGAGGAGGAAGGTATAGCAAAGGAGGCGAAAAGTAAATTATTGACCGTCTTTTTAAACGCGGGTTTTTTCTACACGGATATACAGGAGCCATTTTCCCTGTTGCTTGAGGATGCATTGAAAGCGTTAGGCAAAGATGACTTTGATTTCTTAATTACCAGGATTGCTCTCAGCAAACAGCTTCGGTCCGACGTAATCGATTTAATTCAAAAAGAAAGAAAATATTTAATTGAAAGAACAAGCGCATCCGACACGAATGTGGATGTAAAATGACGGAATTACTATGCCCCGAAACCGAATGATTAAACCAGAATATTGGAACGATGAGAAACTTGGATCCGAACCAGAATCTATTCAATTGACTTATATCGGTACATGGACTTTCTCAGATGACTATGGTGTTGTAAAAGGAAATCCTATATGGCTTAAAAACCAAATATTTCCTTACAAGCAGGCATTAAGAATTGAGACTTTTTCGAAGTGGCTGGAAGCACTCGAAGGACAGGAGATGTTGATCCCTTTCACCTTGCGGGGTGAAAAATTCTACTTCATCCGGACCTTTCGACAGCACCAGAGCGTAGAAAAACCCTCGAAAACAAGAAACTGCAAAGAGGAGGAACTGACAGGAGTTTTACAATCAATGGGTTATCGAGAAACAGACAACGGTAGTTGGCATAAAGTCAGCAACCATTCGGGGAACAGTCGGGGAGTAGTCGTGGATGAAGAGAAGAGAAGTATAAGTGAAGAGAAGTTAAGTACAGAACCTAAAGGTTCTCCTGCTGGAAAACCAGCAATGATGAGTTTTGATGATGAGGAAAAAAAGGTAAAGCTAGAATTTGAAAAGCTCCAAATTCCCGCAGATCAGAAAGAGGCTTGGATTTTTATTCGAGACTGGATCGAACAAAAAAAGCCACAATTCCCAGATCCATACGTTGTCGCATGGAATATTTTTTCCAGTTTTTATAACCTGCCGACAGTCAAAGCCATCAACCAGGATAGGCGAAAAAAAATACGGGTCAGGTTAAAAGAGCCAGGATTCGATTTTTTTACAATCCTTGGTATAGTTAGAAAAAGCGAATTCTTAAAGACAAGTAATTGGTTTGGATTCGATTGGATCATTAAGAACGACACGAACTATAATAAAATCCTGGAACGTCCAGAAGGTTGGAATTAACAATGGACAATAGAAACAGAAATAAAAAGCAGTTGCCCGCTCCGGAAGTTGTGTATGGGAAAGTGCCACCACAAAGCCGCGATGTAGAACAGGCTATTCTCGGAGCGATTTTGATCGAAAGAGATGCGTACGACGTCGTGAGTGAAACCTTACAGCCCAACTGTTTTTATGTTGATGCACATCGGATGATTTTCGAGTCAATGCAACACCTCAACCGTAATCACCAACCGATCGATTATCACACTGTCGCTGAAGAATTAATCCGCCGGGAGCAATTAGATCTCGTAGGCGGAAAGTATTACATCGTCCAGCTAACCAATTCCGTGGTGAATAGCGCTCACACAATCACCCATTGCCGCAACGTCTATGAGAAATTCATGAAGCGGGAAATGATTCGCCTCGGTGGCCAGCTTCTTCAGGAAGCATATGAAGACAGTACGGATGCTTTTGAATTGCTCGATGGGTTTGAAAAGAACTGGCAGGCGATGACGATGAACCGTGGCGGTCAAAACATAACGGGAATAGATGGTGAATTGGTGACCAGGTTCAAGCGGATGGTGGAGCTCCAGAAGCAGGACCAGCACATCACCGGTATTCCATCAGGATTTTATAAACTGGATAAAAAAACCCATGGCTGGCAGAATACAGATCTGATCATTCTGGCAGCCCGTCCATCGGTTGGGAAGACAGCTTTTGCCCTTAACCTGGCTCGCAATGCCGCCAAGTTACAGATTGGCAATAAGCGACCAGTGCCTGTCGGATTGTTTTCCCTCGAGATGAGTAAAGGGCAATTGGTGGATCGAGTCATCGCCTGCGAGAGCGAAACATCACTGGATAAGATTATGACCGGGCAGCTGGAAGCAGATCACCTGCAGCGGATCTACCAATACGGTATACAACCATTGTCATCGCTGGGAATTTACATCGATGATACCGGCGCCCTGAATGTATATCAGTTGAGATCTAAAGCCAGGTACATGATCCGGAAGTTTGGCGTGAAGATGATCATCATCGACTACCTGCAGCTGATGAGTGGCGTCGAGGACCGGAAGATCAACAACCGTGAGCAGGAGATCAGCAATATTTCGCGCAACCTGAAACTACTGGCAAAGGAATTAAACATCCCTATCATAGCCCTTAGTCAATTGAGCCGGAACGTTGAGCAACGAAAAGGTGAAAGTAAAAAGCCAATGCTGAGTGACCTGCGCGACAGTGGCGCCATCGAACAAGACGCGGACGTGGTGATGTTCCTTTATCGCTCTGAGGATAGCAATGAGCTGGGAGAAAATACACAAGGCCAGGTGGAGCTGTCGATCGCCAAACATCGCAATGGATCCCTGGCGGAGCGCAATGAGGCTATTAAGCTGAGGGCACAATTGCACATCCAAAAATTTACAGAATGGGTGGATGATCCAGTTGAGAAGATAACATTGGTTCCTGGGTTGCCATCAGGAAAATGGCGACCGGTGGAAGAAAAAAGCCAAAGTGATTTACCATTCAACTAGAAACAAAAGCCATGAATACAGATAAGGAACAAGAATTGGGTTGCTCAAATCATCGAAAAGATTTGTTTGGACGATCAGATATGAAAGTAGTGGCTGAAGCTATTGGGGATTTGCATTATGAAGCAATGGTAGAATTATTTGATAACCTTACTTTGAAATTTAGAAAAGATGGTATTAAAGATATTGACGGAGAACGGGTAGATATAGGTGATATTCTTTTACAATCATCCGGCATAACATTCCGGCTGGCTAAAAAAATAAGAGTTGCATGGAAAATCAGCAAACCGTTCATGCGACCACCCATCCCACCCGCAGAAGAAAAGACAGATGCCGTAGAGTTGATTGAAATTTTGGAATCAGCTATGACGGATTTCGGGGAGGCTCATAATCTATTGGCAAAATCAACGCTTCCAAGAGAAGAATATAACCCCATTAGTGGTTTGTTGGCTAAAGCGAAAGTTGAATTGTTTAAAGTCTATCGTAGCCTCAAATCTCAACCAATAAAAGAAGATAAATGATTACTTGTCAAAATTGCGGGATGCCTACTATTGGAGATAATATTATCTGTGATGATTGCAGGAACGACTTTGCCGATGACTTTGAATTTACACAATTCATCCCTTGCTCGGAGTGCGACGGTCATCCAGCTTGTGAAGATTTCGGATGTTACTATGAAATGTTGAGTAATGAACAGGAAGATGAACGGAGCGTCGCAACGAAGATGCCCAATGAACCGAACGATGGCAACCAAAACAATAACCCTTAAACCCCCTATTTACCTGTATGAAGCTAAGACGTTTTTTATGTTGGTTTGGATTTCATAAATGGAAGAATGAAGGAAGTGGGCCGCCTCAATGGTGGATTAATGAACGAATTTGTATTTACTGTAAAAAAATTCACCCCGACGATGATTAGAATTATTAAATATTGCAAATGCAAACATCCACAGTTCGGTAAAATGACAAAGAGATGTTTGACCTGTGGCGGCTTTAAGAAAAGTAAGCCATGCCGTAATAGTAAAAAACCTAAACGTTAATAAAACCTTACCTGTATGAGCGTAGAAAATAAAAACAAAGAGACAAAAGAACAAAGCATTGAGGACTTATTACGTGAAGCGGCTTGGGCAGCTTGGTTAAGTGCCGCTAACGCTTATCGAATGTACCCCGATAATAAACATACGTTTACGGATTATTGGAATAATCTTGGAAAATCTGAAACTGAAAAACTATTAGCTGGCTACTCATCAAAGGTGCAGGAGGGGAACGCTGAATTATTGGAAGCGTTAAATGAAGCAATACAAATAATTCGTAGTTGGCATGGAATGGGTATGCCAAAAGAAATGGAGCAAAAAATGTGGGCAATCTATGAAAGCCAATCTCCTGAAATGAAAAGAATAAAAAAGGCATTAACGGCCAACGAATCATCCCCTATTCCATCCTGATGAACAGACACTACAAATATTACATCGGTATTGACTGCGGAGTTTCCACCGGGTATAGTCTTTACCACAAGGCAGAACGGAAGTTAATCCAGGTGTCTAGTATGGGTATTGTTGACGCCATGGATGCAGTACAATTAATCAATTTAATGCATCCTGGCGAATTGTTCGTACGGTTGGAAGATGCCAGGCAGCGTAAATGGATCCCCAAACAGAAAGACGAAAAAGCAGAACGTGGCAGGAATCGCGGTGCCGGCAGCGTGATGCGTGACGCCCAGATATGGGAGGAGTTTTTGGACAAATACCGGATACCCTACGAGTTGGTGGCCCCAAAAAATAATAAGACGAAATTGAAAGCCGACTATTTTAAGAAAATAACAGGGTGGTCATTAGGTACAAACGAACATGGACGAGATGCGGCCATGCTAGTGTTTGGCTTTTAAAAAAGGAACCCGGTGTAGAAACACCAGGCTACCATTAAACCTTATCCTATGAAAATAAGTGTCCAATATAGTACGTAATATTTATATGTACAACAGAAATTAAAAAATATGAATAAACTCTCCCAGAAATCGCAATTCGCCAGGAACATCAACTTCCTTAGAAACCAACAACGTTTGACGAGGAAGGAAGCTGCCGAACGAGCTGGTATCAATTTAAGTTCGTGGAATAGTTACGAGGAAGGGCGAGCCATGCCGAACTTGGAAAAGATGCCTGGCATGTGTGCTGTCCTTCATTTTACGGATGTCTTGGCAATGATCGAAAAAGACTTGGCGAACGATCGGAGAATTATGGTCATCAATAAACATGAAGCAAGACTTTCAATACAAAAGTTGGAACAATTCATCAAACAACAATAGGATGAATCTTGCCAGCTGAAATTCCTTTATAAAATGGCACATATAATTAGTTTAGTTTTGTAGGCTCAAATCAACAATTATGGATTACAGTAAAAGGATTTCAGAGTGGAAGGATAAGTTTTATAAGTTTTTGCGAGCGCACCACCCTGACCTTGAAGAATATTTTTCTGATAATCTGATATTTTCCCCAGCCGTCGATAATCCGAATATTCTTGATGCAGGATATAATCCTCTTGAGGATAAGGCAGAACTAAAGGAGAAGCGGGAGAGTATGTTTGAAGCGTTTGAGAACTTTTACCGTGAAAATCCGGTATGATACATTTTCTTTGAAAATCTACAATCAATTTGTGCAGCTCTCTTCAACTTGATTTTTGTGTTTACTATTCTTTAGTAACTTGTTACCATCACAGTTGTCTTTTTGCATAGTTCGCATCCCCTAAAGCCTTGACGCCATTGCATATTACTAAACATATTTAGTAGGTTTGGTACTTATTCAATCCAGTTCCTGCATGTCATCGACCTATATCCACGTCAAAAAGCGGTACATGGCCCTCGGAAAGATAGTCTTCCACAAACATCCCGCTCTAGCAGAAGAATTGATGTCGCTCTATAGTCACCCGGAAAATGAAACGAAACTCGAACTAATTCCACGTTACTATGAACAGATCTGTCAGTTTATGGAATTCCAGCCGCAGGATCTGCGGGGGCGTTTGGCCAACCAGGAAAGAATGCGTTCCCGCCGGTTATTTTTTGCCGCCATCATTCACTTGTATTGCCGGGAGGTATTTAACCAGCCTTGTGCCAGCCCGGTCTTGAAATTCGGCATCGTAAAAAAAGTATCAGAGTGCGTCCTTTTGAAAAAGGCTTACAGTAGTCAGCTGTTCCGACAGGTGCTATTCGAATATAAAAACTATGATGAGTTCAAATCAGACGTCGACCAGCTGGTAAAAATATTGCAACCATCTTCTCATGGCGACGCTTAAAAAAAGTCATATCAAAAATCTCCACTTCGACGATCGCAACATCAACCTGGGATCCGAGTTCGGACAATCCCTGCTCGGCCGATCCATCACTGAAACCGGTATGGGACGTTCCCTGCTCGCAGATAAGAACGGTGTCCTCATTGCCGGCAACAAAACACTTGAGGCTGCTGCTGCGCTCGGCATCGAAAAAGTGGTGGAGGTAGAAACGGATGGACACGAGATCATCGTGGTCAAACGGATGGACCTCGATATTGACAGTGAACGCGGCATCAAAGCCAAGATCCTGGATAATACCGTCTCGGTTCACAACTATCTGGAAGATGCACAAGTGGCGGAAGCGTTATGCGAGGAAGCCAACATCGTGAATCTAACAGCCTACGGACTAAAGGTTCCGGAAGAAGACCGTCGCGTTTCATTTACTACCGGCAGCACAGCAGTCATCAAAATAGAATTTCCGAGCAAAGATTTCCTGCAGGCAGCCGAGATGGACCTGAAAGTTTTCCTGGATAAACATTACCCGGGAGCTGTTGTCACCATAAAAGGTAAGCCATGACTAAGGGCGTCATTCACCATAGGAGGCAATTGTTCATACAGGCCATGATCGAGGTGAACACAGTTGCGGAAATGGTCCGGGCTTACAAGTCAGCATACCCGGTGTGTAAGAAGGATGAGACGGCCCGAATTTCTGCATACAGGCTGCTACAGGACAACACTATCGTGCAAGCCATTGATAAGCTGAAACGGGAGAAAGAAGAGGCTATTAAGAAAGCCAAGTTGAAAGAAATTGAAAGAGTGGCCCGGGAGCAGGTGGCCAGCGAGTTACAGTTGGACGCAACCCTTAGTCAGATAGCGCTTGGCATACGGCGCCGGAATAAGAAGATTGTGGTATTCAATCCGGATACAAAGAAGCACCAAACCGTGACGGTTGAGGTGGAGCCCGATGAGACTGCCGTTATCGGCGCCGCTAACCTGCTCTATAAACGAAAAGGATCCTTTGCCGAAAAGAAGATTCGCCATGAGCTGGGCGATAGTTTCATTGAAGCGATGAAGAAAGTGCATCAATTAAAAAAACAACAACCGCCAGCCGATGGAACCGGAGTACATTGAAATGTTTGATAACTGGATCCATCATGATCGTGGATGGAACATGTTCGCACGGGACTACCTTGGCGTGAACCTGGATGAAGAACAGGATGAAGCATTGTATACTATACGACACAATGCCAAAACGGCGATCGCATCCGGAACCAGCCGCGGCAAGGATTACCTGATGGCCGTTGCAGCCGTTTGTTTTCTCTACTTAACACCAGAATTCGACGAGAATGGTAAGCTGATCGGCAATACCAAAGTTGCACTGACAGCCCCAACCGGAAGACAGGTCAAGGATATCATGCGACCGGAGATCGCCCGTATATTCAACCAGTCACCTTATCTGCCTGGCTATTTGTCCGGCAATGATATCCGTTTTGAAGAATACGAAGAGTGGTTCCTCACCGGTTTCAAAGCCGATGACACTAACACGGAAGCATGGACCGGTTTCCATGCTGCCAACGTATTCTTTGGTGTCACGGAAGCCACCGGTCTTCCACAAAAAGTATTTGATGCGATCGAGGGAAACCTGCAGGGTAATAGCCGCCTGGTGCTGGTGTTCAACCCTAACATTAACCATGGCTATGCGGCATCTGCTTTTAAGTCACCTGACTTTAAGAAGATCCGGCTGAATTCATTACACGCTCCCAATGTCGTTGCTAAAAAGATCATTCACCCTGGGCAGGTGGACTATGAATGGTTGAAAGGTCGACTGGAAAACTGGTGTGCTATCATACCAAAATCAGAATATCGCGCCGAGGAAGGAGACTTTGAATTTGAGGGGTTGTGGTACCGACCGAATGACCTGTTCCGGGCGAAGATCCTTGGGCTGTTTCCCAAAGTTTCAGAAGGCGTCTTGGTTCCACCCGAATGGATCACCCTGGCCAATGAACGATGGAAGCTACAGCAGGAGCAGGGATGGAAAATTAATAAACCGCTGCGCCTCGGTGTCGATGTTGCCGGCATGGGCAGAGATTCCAGTTGCTTCTGTTTTCGTTTCGGTGATTATGTCGAGAAGTTCACCAGTATGCAGGGTGGTGGGACCGCCAACCATATGGAGGTGACCGGCAATACCCTGGCCATACTAAAAAAGCATACCGATACTTTCAATGGTACCTATGCGCAGGCGTTCATCGACACCATTGGTGAGGGCGCAGGATCCTACAGCCGATTAGTAGAATTGGTGGATGAACTGGATAAGAACGGCCATAAACCGAACGCCTGGTTAAAGGATAAAGCGCACAGCTGCAAGTTCAGTGAGGCGGCTACCGATGGAGCCGGCAATTCTTTAAAGGATAGTACCAATGTGTTTGAGTTCTTAAACATGCGGGCCTGGGCCTACTGGGCAGTGCGTGATTGGTTGGATCCAAATAAGGAAAGCAACGCGAAGCTGCCGGTGGATGATCAGCTCTTCCAGGAACTGAGTGAAACACAATGGAAGTTTCGCAGTGACGGCAAGATCCAGATCGAGGCGAAGGAAGATCTGAAGAAACGATTAAAGCGGAGCCCGGATAAGTCAGATGCGTTGGCCAATACATTCTGGCCGATATCGGATATCCTAATCAGCAAAAAAAAGAAATCCAACATTGGGCAGTTTTTTCATTGAGTGTTGATTTCACATGAAACTAAATACCTTAGTAAAATAATTGCTATCCAACTTAGCCAAAACCAGGACAAATGGAATTAACCGATTTACAAAGCTACCTGCCCGATTTTGACAAGCTTCGGCAGAAGATCCAGGCTTCGAAAACCAATGCCACCGCAGTCAATGATTTCCTGAAACAATACCAACCAGTGGACCATGCCATCATGGACAAAGGGCTGCGTCCGGATAAAACAATCACGACCGATGAAGCCGGAACCAGGTTGGTACCCGTGACCAGGCTAGCACTGCCGCTGCAGAAAAAGATCGTTGCACTAGCGGCAGCCTTCCTATGTGGCAATCCCATAAAGCTATCAGCGACACCGGCCGACCAACAACAAAAGGATCTGCTGGCGGTGATCCAAAAGACCTGGGACAGCAATAAGCTCAATTATGAAAGCAAAGGGCTGGCAAAAATGATGATGAGTGAAACCGAAGTGGCAGAAGTGTGGTATACGGAAGAAGCGGATACTGTCTACTGGAATAATACGCCCAATGCCGGCAAGCGATTTCGCTTGCGGATGAAAATATTAGCCAATTCACTCGGCGATAGCCTGTATCCAGTTTTCAACAACAGCGGTGACATGATCGCGTTTGCCCGGGGCTATACGTTGAAAGTCGATAATAAGACGGAAGAGCATTTTGATATCTATACAGAAGCCACTACTTACAAAGCCGTGAAGAACGTCGCCAGTTGGGATGTCATCACTGAAACGAATATGATCGGCAAGATACCCGTGATGTATTACTACCAACCCAAACCCGAGTGGGCCGATGTGCAAACTTTAGTGGAACGCTTTGAGCTAACCCTCAGCAATCACTCCGATACCAACGATTATTTCTGCAGTCCGATGGTGAAAGTCAACGGTGAAATTGAAGGGTTTGCCAGTAAAGGGGAGAGTGGTAAAGTGATCAAGCTGAAGGATGGTGCCACGGCGGAGTACATGAGCTGGGACCAGAGTCCCAAAAGCATGGAATTGGAGTTTAATAACCTGCGATCGCTGATTTATGACATGACGGATACACCTGATATCAGCATCGAAACCATGAAAGGGTTGGGAACATTCTCCGGCATTGCTTTAAAGATGTTATTCCTGGCGCCACACCTCAAAGCGGCCGACAAAGAAGAAACCTTTGGCAAAACGATACAGCGCCGCATCAATTTTATTAAAGCGGCGATGGCTACCATTAACATAAGTCTGGAGAAAGCTACTGCAATGGAGATATCACCCAAATTCGAATACTTCCTACCGAAGAACGAAGGAGAAATGGTCGATATGTTGGTCAGTGCCACCGGTGGTGGCAAAGCCATCATGAGTACGGAGACAGCCGTCAGTTTAAATCCGTTGGTCAACAATGCCGAACAGGAAATGCAGCGCATCGAGGATGAAGGCGCCGCATTACCCCTTGAATTACCATAAAATAAAACCGTTATGCTTCCCCAGACGATCGAACAGAAAGGCCGGCAGATATTTCAACAGCAAGGTGAGCGCATTGGTGCGTTGCTGGAGCCGTATAATATCCCTGATGAGAAACTGGAAACGATTCTGACCTATGCGATCGGAATGCAGGCCCGCAACCCCCGCTGGAAGCAGGAGCGAATTGTACGCAAGACAGTGTGCTATTTCAAACTAATGTTGAAACCAAAAGCCATTGCCCAATCCCCTGAATCCATATGATCAGCAGCTCCTCCGTAACCAGGTAGCTATCAACCGGCGTATCCTGAAGATTTACCAGGATGGAATACAAACGGTGACTGTTGGTATCAGCTCCATCCGCTACAAGGGAAAGCTATTTAATCTCGCCGACTATCCCCAACTCAATGAGAAGGTGGAAAAGTTGATTAAAAAGATGCAGGCCCAGATCAATACGACGGTGATCAATGGCATTAAAGACTCCTGGGACCTGAGCAATAAAAAAAATGATGTGTTTGTCGATAAAAGACTGGCGGGAAAGAGACTCAATCCTAAAGTCAGGCAGGTGTTGTATGATCCTAACAGCAAAGCACTAACCAATTATCTGCAGCGCCAGGAAAAAGGCCTTGGATTAAGCGACCGCGTATGGAACCTGTTGGATCCATTTAAAAAAGAGTTGGAACAAGGCCTCGGCTTTGGAATCAGCAAGGGACAGTCAGCGGCATCCATGGCCAGCGATTTGAAAAAGTACCTGGTGGAGCCGGATAAGCTATTTCGCCGGGTTCGTGATGAGGAAGGCAAGCTGGTCCTGTCTAAGGCAGCTCGTGACTATCATCCTGGCCAGGGTGTTTATCGCAGTAGCTATAAAAATGCGTTGCGTGTTGCACGGACTGAAACCAATGGCGCTTATCGCAATGCTGACCATGAACGGTGGAATAAATTACCCTTTGTCACCGGGATCCGGATCAAACTTTCCAATGCGCATCCCAGGTATGATATCTGTGATAACCTGGTGGGTCTATACCCCAAAGACTTTCAATGGAGTGGTTGGCACCCGCAGTGTATCTGCTTCGCTACGCCGGAACAAATGAGTGATGCGGAATATGACAAAATCGAGGACCACCTACTCGCTGGCCAGCCGATCAGTGTACCGGCGTCCCAATACACACAGCAACCACCGGGGGCATTTGGCAAATACCTGCAGGATAATAAAGGCGCATTAGCAAGATTGAAGAATCCACCATATTGGATGCGTGACAATCCGCAGTATGTGACGTTAAAGACACCATCGCCCAAACCATCACCTACTCCGGCACCGGCGCCAAGTCCTAAACCGCGACCGATAGTACCACCACAGCCAGTAGTAAACCCGTTGCCGCCAAATAAAGGCTATGATCTTGACTTATTGGTGAATGATCAATATCAGACATTCGGATTCAATATGAAGGAGACCAATAGTAAGGTAAATCAGCTAATGGAAAAGTTTCCGAATATGAAGCGAGAAGAAATTGTTGCTATTGATATGTACGGTAACACTAGTTACAGAAATGTAAATAGTTTCTTGCGAAATCCTGATTATTTTGGCCCTATGCCATATGAGGAAAATTTTGCAAAACTGCTGAACGATGCCTTGGACAAAATGCCATCTTTTGAAGGTACCGTATATAGAGGTGGTGATTTTAGCAAGACTGTAATCGATGAGTATCGGGAGGCCTTTAAAAAAGGCTCCATACTTACAGAAAAAGCTTTCATGTCAACATCAAAATATACTGGTACAGCAATGGAAGGTGATACTTTTTTTGTCATTGAATCAAAATCCGGCAAAAGTGTAGAAGAAATAATGGAATTCGGCTCAGAAGGAGGTGCGAACGAAGCGGAAGTAGTGTTTAAAGCTGGTTCAAAATTTAAAGTAACAGAGGTAAGACAAGAAATAGTTACAGATAAGTGGACTGACAAAAAAAGCAAGAGGACATTAATTAGGTTAACGGAAATCTAAGATTCCATTTTGTCTTTCAAATGATTACTGGCTTTGATTTCCCTTTTTTTTCCCTCGGTTGATAGTTTAGATATACGTTCTTTATCCCTTTGTATTGACCAATCAAGGTATTCAAATTCTTTGCCTTTTTGAGGTGATCCGTCAGGGTTTGCGAATGGGTTTTTTTCTCCTGATATCATATTACAAAAGTATAATCATTTCTCGGGATATTTATAGCCATTTGCGAAACTTTAGCGTTTCCGATGTTCTCGGTTCCGCTTTACCATCGATACCCACTCCAATACCAGGTCCTGATCATGCCTGCTCATCAGATCAGCAATCCACTTATTGAGCACTTCAACCTCATAGGCTGGTGAATATCCCTTTGCAGGCACCCGAAGCTCATGCAGGCATTCATTGATCATGTATTCCCACCGGTTGATGGTAACGACAAGAGATTCATTAATGATCTGGTCACCAATTGCGGTGGCAGTGTCTCCTGTATAATAGATTCTAAGCCTCAACAGCAGGGACCGAAGCAAATTGGTACCGTTTGCTGTTTCTTGTACCAAAGGCCAGCAGCCCGCCAGCGGATCATCCCATAAGCTATGCATCGACACTCCCTGCATCTGCAATTTTACAAACATTTACGCAGGTTTGCTATCTCACCAGGAATTTTAAAAACGCCTCTTATACTTTCACATCCATTAAAAGTTCTTTACTCTTATGCGTGAAAAAATCCTGGCACAACTCATAACTAAATATGCAGGGGTGTCAAAGACAGCACTGGGACTGATTGCTGATAAGCTCAGCAAGAAAGTAACAGAAGAAAGCGGGATCGACCAGGCCATTACTGATTTCGATAACGCCATACCCATTACAGAATTCGCAGCAGACTTACAACGGGAAGCCGACCGCAGGGTTGGGGAAGCTAAAAAAGAGTGGGAGAAGAAAAACCCACCCAAGCCAAGTGATCCCCCAAAACAGGACGACCCACCCAAACCAACCGGCGATGAAATGCCAGCCTGGGCAAAAGTGTTGCATGATCAAATCAACACCTTGACCAAGGAAAAAGTGCAGGGTACCATGAAGAGCAAGGCTACGGAATTGCTTAAAGAAGTACCGGCCAGTTACTGGGGCAAAAGAGCGTTACCGGAAAAAGAAGACGAGCTGCAGGTATTTGTTGATGAGGTCAAAACGGATTACACCGCGTTCAAACAGGAACAGATTGATGCAGGGTTGATGGTCGCTACACCACCCGCCGGTGGCGGATCAGGAGATGGCGCTAAAATAACGCCGGCCGCTGAAAAGGCGATCGATGCAGAGATCAAGGAATGGGCGGAAAAGAGTAAGCCAGTCACAGATACTTCTACTAAAAAATAAAATTTTTTATCATGTACTTACAACCAGTTAAGACCACCGTCAATGGCGGCATTCCGGTGTATCAGAAAATATTAGAATACGCGCAGGGCGGTTTTACCTTGGATAACTTGTTGACCGACACCAGTGCCGGCAACACGATCAAGGCGGGAACGCCGGTCGCCTATAATGAGGCGACACGTATTGCCCGAATCGTGCAGACCTTCGAGCTGCAGGCCAATGCTGCAGACGATGCCGTTGCTTACCGCGTAAAGAAAGGTCACCTGGCTAAAGTAGGTACCATCATCGCTTCAGTCGTGGGTGGTAAGGCATACGCTATCACCGCGATCAATACCAGCAACGCCGCGTATGATGAATTCACGGTAGGTACCACACTCGCTGTGGCACTCACTGCCGGCGATGTCCTGTTTGAATCATCTGCTGCCGGCGCTGCCGCTGCCGTGTATGCGCAATCAGCCGATGGCTTGTTGTTCGAAGATACCGAAGTGGTAGCCGGACAGGACCAGGCAACCTGTTCGATCGTCATCCGCGGAACGGTGTATGCCCGCCGCGTTCCACAAGCTACAGCAGCCATCAAGTTGCTATTGCCTCACATCATCTATTCACAATCTTATTAAATAAAACCAGGAGGACTAAATTATGAGCAAGGTAAAATCCATCTTCGGAACCTATGCCGACCGTTTACAGGTAGTCATAGACAACAGCCTGGACCGGTTTGCCCCCACCTGGTTCCAGAAATATTTTCGCTGGGGTATCACCCAAACCACCCTCACCTATGTGAGTGTGATCGGTAAGAGCCGCGTGGAAGCAGCCGCTTCTGTCGTCGATCGTGATGGTCCCGCGCCATTGCGTGCGCGTATCGGGTTGGAAAAACTCAGTGGTGAGATTCCTGCCATCAGCGAAAAATTCAAGATGACCGCCAGTGACTACTATGACTTCATGGCGCTGCAGGCAATCACTGGCGTCGATGAAGCCACCAAGAAACAGCAGCTGCTGGACCTGATGTTCGACGATATGAAGAAATGCGGCGACGCACCGATGAAACGGATTGACTTTATGTGTTTGGAAGGTCTTTCCACTGGTAAGATCACCATCAACACCACCAATAACCCTGATGGCGTGGTAGCTGACGATATCGACCTGCTGATGCCATCCGGCAATAAGGTAAATGCTGGCACCGCCTGGTCCAACATAGCCGCCAATCCCATTACGGTAGATATTCCTGGTATCGTTTCAGCTGGCCAGGCCCGTGGCATCACGTTCAGTAAAATGCTGATGAGCCGCACCAAATTCATGCAATTCCAGTTGATCACCGAGGTGAAAACCCTGTTGAGCAACTATCTCGGCTTTAAGCAAGCTGGTAATATCCTGGTGACCCTGGATAGTATCAACACTTTGCTGGCGGCCAATAAATATCCCATCATTGAAATCGTAGATGAAACGATCGGGATTGAAAAAGATGGGGTGATCACGACCATCAAGCCGTGGGCAGATGCCAACGTGGCCTTCATTCCTGATGGTCAGTTGGGAACGATCAAGAACTGTATTTTAATCGAACAGATCCGCCCGGTTGACCAGGTGAAATATGGTTCGTTCCAAAGGGTATTGCTGAGCAAATGGAGCGAGAACGATCCCTTTGGTGAGTGGACGAAAGGTGAGATCAATGCTTTCCCGGCCCTGGAAGCGATCGACAGGATCTACCTGTTGAGTACGACGCTGGCATTCTCTTAAAAGTTCTTTTCAATTATGACAATAAAAGAAGCCCTGGCCGCCAAAGTAATGTGCCCGGTTAGTGATGCCACACTCGATGTAGCGTTACTGGACCGGTCACTGACAGGAGCTACTACCTATTCGGCAGTAACTCATAAAACAGATGTCGACAAAACGGTCATGGATGTACTGGTGATGATCTTAACTCAACCCGATATCGTGGAGGGTGGATATAGCCTGTCGCATCCGGGTTTCCTGGATAAGGTCAGGGAGCGGTTAAAACAGTTGGCGGCTTCGCTGGGGTTGGACGATCCACTCGCGACGCCCACACCAACGATTAAAAGCCCATCGGTTTGGTAGCTATGATAACGCAATACCCGCATACGATTAGCCTGACCACTACGGCGGCGGCTAGTAAAGATGGATCGGGTAATTGGATTCCCGGATCTGCCACCACGGTCAACAAATCCGGTAGGTATGAACCGAACAGTGGGAATGGTACGGTACAAGCTGCTGATGGAACACGAATTAATTACGATGGTATTATATACCTGCCACTACCGATGGATCCGATTGCGCCAGGGACACCGGTCATCGTTAAAAAAGGCGCAACAGTTCTTTTAAAAAACACGGTCAAAAAATTCAATGCCGGACAGTTAAATGCAAAAATATGGCTGTAAGCTTGGTTCCGAAATTCAACCGACAGCAGATCGCCAATGTGATCCAGGAGCGGAAAGGTAATATTGAAGCTGCCATCCTGCTGCGCTTACAGCGTATCGGTGAGCAATTTGTCACCAATGCCCGCAACAGCGCCAGCTTCACGGACCGCACCGGTAACCTGCGTTCGTCGATTGCCTATGTCATCCTCAAAGATGGTGTGCAGATCGATTCCAATTTCGAAGAGCGAAAGGGAGGCAAAGAGGGCGTCAGTGCTGCCAGGGATGTCATCAGTGATGCCAAAAAGAATTTCCCTACCGGCTTTGTGCTGATCGGTGTGGCCGGGATGGATTATGCCGCCGCGGTGGAAGCAAAAGGATACGACGTGATCAGCAAAAGTGCCAGTATCGCGGAAAGCTCTTTGCGACAGGCTATATCGAAAATCGGTAATAAACTGAAATGAAAACAGCGCTGGAAATCGTCGATCTATTATGGGAAAAACTGGACGGTAGTGATTTAGAGATGGAGATCACGGGTAGCCTTTGCAAGCATCGCCGGGATCCTGACAGCAACCAGGAGGATGTGGTGATCAGTTGCCAGCCGGTTTCGAATGAGCAACTGCAGCGGGCCCTGGCCGAAGTTAACATCTACGTCCCGGACCTGGTGGTAATGATGAACGAAGTCGAGGACAAACAGCCCAACCACGGCCGGCTACAGTTTTTGGAGAGCCTGGCAGCGGACCTACTAAGAGACAACTGGACCGAAGATTTAAACTATGACATCAAAGAACAAGGACTGGTCAGTGGAAAAGATAGCCCGGATCATTACATCAATATTAAACTCGAATTTTTTATTCTAAACATCTAAATCATCTTTTACAATGGCAAAGAAAATATTTGGCTTGGCATCCGTTAAAATCGGCGCTATCGCAGGCGATGGCGGCATGAGTACCACCCTGACGACGGTTGGTGAAACCGTCAGTGGTACGGCTACCATGACTCAGGAAGACAATACCGTCACAGATTTTACCATCGAGGAATCCGATTCACCGGTTGAGTCAATTGTTTCTGTGGCCGGAAAGATTGCTTTCAACTGGAGCTCGTACAACGTATCGTATAGCACGTTGTATAAATTGTTTGGTGGTACCGGTAACCTCCCTCAGCCTGTCGGTGCGATTCTAACCGCGGGTGCATTAACCGGGGGCACGGGATATACACCAGGGTTTTATGAAAACGTCGCCCTCACAGGTGGTAGCGGTATTGGCGCAAGAGCCAATATCACCGTCACAGGTGCCGCGGTGACCTTAGTGGAGTTTACCAGCCTCGGCGAAGGATATGCCGCTGGCAATGACCTCACCGCCTCCAACGCCGATATCGGTGGAACGGGTACTGGTTTTAGCCAGGATATCCTCACCGTGCAAACAGTACTGGCGCTGGAAAAATGGGAAGCCCCTGACGCTTTCACCGACGTGGAAAAATCATTACAGCTCACCGACAAAAAAGGAAACGTTGTCCTGATACCCAGAGCGAAGATCAGCGCCAAGATGGCCCTTTCTTTTGCCAAGGATAAGCTCGGTCAGCTCGACATCGTCGCCACGGTGCTGCAGCCGGAAAAGAGCGGGGAAAAGAGGATCACGGTGAAATTTGCCGCCTAATCTCTGTTCAATCCTATATAAAAACAGGCCATAAAGTTTATGGCCTTTTTAATTAAATATGGAACCAAATTCAAAAGAAACATTGCGCCAGGTCAGTGACGCCACCCTGCAGGAGCCATTGACCATCACCGTGGATATCCGTCCGCAGGGTAAGATCCATGGCCGCTTGCAAACATGGGGCGTACGGCCAAAGCAACGGGTCTTTTTGCTGGCGCCGATCACCCTGGGCAGCCTGATCCGGATCTCTAAGTTGTTACTCGGTATCCACCTGCGCTTACCCGGGCAGTCCCTGGACGGCAAAGAAGGCGCCCTGCTGCAGATGAATTATGAGGCGATTGAAAAACACACGGAACAGATGGCGGAGATCATTGCCATTGCTTTTCAGAATAACCGCCAGCCGGCCAGTAAGTCCATGGTCAACTTCATCATGGAGAACTTCACGACGCACGAAATGCAGGGCGTATTGGCCCTGGTGCTGCAACAAATGGACCTGACGAATTTTATGCGCTCTATCATCTCAGTAAAAGGCCTGAATGTTCTGGAGAATGGGAAACCTGCTCCTGCGACAATTGTAAACGGCAGCGGGGTGAGCCTGTAAGTGGGGGAGAAAATAGCCCCTGGCACCTCATCGGTGCGGTGATAAAATACTTTCGGTTCACGTGGGAGTATGTGCTATGGCAGATCAGTTTTACCAACCTGAACATGCTGCTGGCCACCATACCGGTGTATGAGAACCCGGAGGACCGGGAAACGGAGGAAGGGAATGAAGAATATACGTTCGATGATATTTTTAAAGACCAATCACTATGGCAGTAAGTGTAAATGGGGGAGCGCTCCAGTTTGATGCAGTCATCAATGCGTCGCAGTTCAATGCGGCCATTGGCAGCATCGAGCGCCAGCTGGCCGGTCTTACTGAAACAGCCAATAAAGAAGCCGGCGCTATTGATAGCCTGGTTCGCAAATCCGCCACGGCCATAGCGGCGTATGCCAGCTTTGCGGCCGCCACCAACTTTGTGTCCGATATTGTTCGGGTCAGAGGTGAATTCCAGCAACTGGAAGTCGCGTTCGAAACCATGCTGGGCAGCAAGCAAAAAGCTGATCAGCTGCTGGCAGAGATCACCGAGTTTGCAGCGACGACTCCTTTTGAATTAAAGGATGTTGCGGCCGCTACCAAACAACTCCTCGCCTTTGGCATTTCCTCCGATAAAGTAAAAGACACGCTACGAAGCCTGGGTGATATCAGCTCCGGGATTGGCGCACCTTTGGGTGAGATCGCTTACCTGTTTGGGACTATCAAAACGCAGGGACGTGCGATGACCGTGGACGTTAGGCAGTTTGCACAACGCGGTATTCCTATCTACCAGGAGTTGGCTAAAATCTTTGACGTCACAACTGATAGAGTCCAGGATTTTATTGAAGCCGGCAAAGTAGGATTCCCGGAGATCGAACAGGTCTTTAAGAACTTGACCGCCGAAGGATCTCAATTCGGTGGCTTGATGGAAGCGCAAAGCAAAACACTTTTGGGCCAGATCAGTAACCTGCGGGACGCCTTTAGCCAGATGCTGAACGAAATTGGCAGGAGTGGAGAAGGCATATTTGCCGACGCCATCAGCTCAGTGAAGTTCCTTGTCGACAATTACCAGACGATCATCGATATCCTGAAAGTCCTGGTGATCACGTATGGATCTTATCGCGCTGCGATTATTGCCACCAACGCATTGAGTGCCATCTCGGCGGCAAGAGAGCAGGGTTTGACGGTTGCGCTTTTCTTAAAAGCAAAGGCATTGCAGATAGCCCAGGGGGCGCAGGCCTTGTTAAACAGAACCATGCTGGCTAATCCGGCGGTGGCTGTAGCGGCTGGCATAGGGTTACTGGTCAGTGCGCTGGCCGTATTCGGAAAACAAGCCACGCTGGCAAAATCAAAAGCCGAACTACTGGCTGATGCGCAGGAAAAAGTCGCTGATTCGATGGCCGACCAGGAAGCGAAGATCCGGCCTTATGTCGAAGCGTTAAAGAATGCTAACCTTTCTGAAGAGGAAAGGATCAACATTTACAATAAGCTCAAAGAAATTGATCCCAAGATCGTCGAAGGACTGAATGCTAAAACGATCGCCTATGAAAATATCACAGAACGTGTAAAGGGATATCTTACTGCGTTACGAAACCAGTATGCCCTGGAAGCGAATAAAGAAGCGCTGCAGGCCAGCATAAAGAATGAGCAGGAGATCCAAAAGTCCATCGACCGGAAAATTAAAAAACAGGAGGAGCTCAATAAAAAGCTATCGGATCTAAAAAAATCAGGCGATAAGGAAGGTATCGGTTTGCTCCAGTTTTCCATCGTTGAATCCGGCACGGATCAGAAAGTATTGCTCGCCGACTTGGAAGCGCAAAAAAAAGTCAGTGAAGAATTAGGATCCGTGCAGGTGAAAGCGGAAACCGTCAAACAGGAAGCGAAGCTCCGCACCCTGGCGGTAATTGATGAGGAGATCAAAGCGGAAAAAGAAAAGCAACGCAATTTTTCTACCTCTTCCGTGCAATACCAGCAATACCAGGCGAGCATCAATAAACTGGAAGAGGAACGTAAACGAATTGTTGGCGAAACGAAAGCTGAAACACGTGCCCAGAACGCCGAGGATAACAAAGCGCTGGCATTGCTGGAAAAAAGGAAGGACCTGCTGGAGCAGATCGCCGATCGCGTCAAAGATGCTGCGGTTACCAATCGCACCAAAGAACAAACGGAACTCGATAAGATCAATGAGCGGTATGATGCGTTGATCGATAACATTGATGAGTATAATAAAAAGGTGCAGGCCTTTAATAAGACCAACCCTAAAAAGCAGGTGCAGCAAATTGGCCAGGTTGCCATCGTTGAATTAAACCAGGCCCGTACCACCGAATTGGACAATGCGACGCTAAGGGCCGATGCCGAGAAGTTTAAAAAAAGCCTGGAAGATAAGCAACGGGTTTTTGAACAATTCGAAGAAGCCAAAAAACAGGTGGGCATTGAAAAAACGAAGGAGTTATTTGCGGAGCAGACGAAAGGCTATGAGTCCTTCCTGAAATTACTGCAGGAGGAAGGTTTACGCCTGCTGCCGAAGATACAATTTGGTATCGCCAATGTTGGGGAGATAGAGAAGTTCAAAGCCATCACCGACCAGGTGAATGCTTACAATAAGAAAAAATACGAGGAAAATATCGAGGAACAAAAGCGGCAATTTATTGAGCTGTTGACCGCCACGTCAACCTTCAACCAGCAGAAGGGAGCCGTCAATGAGAAATATGATCGGCTAGAAAAAACATTGTCCAAAGAACTAACAGTTGAAGAGGTTGCTGAGCGGAAAAGATTATTGAAAGAGGGCCGCCAGGAAGAGCTGGATCAATTAAATAATGACCTCATCCGCAAATCGGCCCTCTATAAAAAACTTAACCAGGATATTTTAGGCTTCTCCCGGGAAACCATTAAACAGCAGATAAAAGATTTTCAAAAGCAACTGAAGGATGATACCTCGCTGACGCCACAGATGAAAGCCGATATCCAGGGTGTCATCGATCAGTATAATGGCTTACTCGACTCTACCAATGCCACGGCAAAAAAATATAATCAATTAGCGGGGGACCTGGCTTCTGTCAGTGGCATCTTTGGTAATCTCGCCGGAGCTTTAGAAGGACTTAATGATGGGTTAGCCGATACGCTGCAAACCTTGTCAGATATTACTGGTGTCGCCGCCAATGCGGCGGGTGCTATTGCACAGTTCGCTTCCGGTAATATCATCGGTGGTATTGGTAGTGCCGTCAGTGCTATCGTCGGACTTTTCTCCATCGGTAAGAAGGCTAAAGAAAGTCGCAAACAGGCTGAGCAGGAGATCCTGGACTTTAACCAGCGGATATTATCAGGAGAAATTGATATCACGCAGGAATACCGCAACCGTCAGCGGGAGCAGGCCAAACTCAATGAGCTCAAGCTGGAGGGACTGCAGTCAGAAAAAAGATTACTGGAGGAACAGAAAAATGCCATCCTCAGCCAGTATGATCAAATACTATCGCAGCTGAACCAGGAAACCTTTGTGGCCGACCTGGTGACAAAAAAATCAGGTGGCGTATTAGGTATTGGTCGCAAGACGAAGACCGTGGAGATCCGCGAAACGCTGAATGGACTATCCTTTGATGAAATGGAAAAACTATTCTCGGAAGGAAAGCTGACCGGTCGCGCCAAGGAGTTGTTTGAAATCCTGCGGAAAATAAAACAGGAAGGCGCCGACATCGATGGCTTGCTGGCGGAAAATGCGGAAGCCGCGAAGGAGATCTTCACCGGTACCACGGCTGATTCAATTGTGGACAGCATTGCTGATGGTTTTGCCAGCGGCAAGCGCAGCGCATCCGATTTCGCCGACAACTTCAAGGACCTGATGCGCAATGCCATGATCGAGTCGCTAAAACTCCGTTTCCTCGAAGGTCCTTTGCAGGCTTTCTTTGAAGAGTTTGCCGGCGCTGCTCAATCAGGTGACCAACTAACCAGCAGTGAAATCGACCAGCTGCAATCGTTATACAATTCCATTATCACCAATGCGCAGGCACAGTTTGACCAATTGCAGCAGATCAGCGGGATTGACCTGGCAGCTGGATCAGGCGGGCAGGGTCGAAACCTTACCGGCGCTATCAAAGGAATAACAGAGACACAAGCGGATCTGCTCGCTGGTCAGTTTGGTGGTCTAAGGATCACTGCCCTTGAACAATTGAATATCGCCAGGGTGCAACTAACCACGATGAATATGATCCAGGTGAATACCGGTACACAGATCGTCCGGATGAACATGTTATTGGAAAAATTGCAGTTCTGGTATGAAGTGAAAGGAATAAAAATTATATAATCAGTTAACGACAACAATATGACACCAGGCGTATACAACTTTAAACCTCACAAACGTGGCGACACGTTTAATGGTCATCAGTTTGAAGTATCGCTAAATAGTGTCCCGGTTGATTTTACCGGAGCCACCATAAAAATACAGTTGCGCAGAAAGGCTGGAGTGGCGTCAGTATTAGAATGGTCCACTGCAGATGGCAGCATCACTATCTCCGGTCCCTCTTCCAATATCATCAACATGGGAGTCAAGACAGGCTTGCAGATGGAAGTGGAAGCCGCCAAATATTTATATGACTTGAATGTAGTGCTGGCCAATGGTGTCACGAATACGTATGTGGAAGGAACTTTTGAAATCGTAAATGATATCACCCGATAATGGATACAACGCTCATCAATATTATACAGCCTGCTCTCACACCGGTGAGTATCAATGTAACGATGCCGGCGGCGCAACCCGTGTTGGTGAATGTCAGTGCGGTGGGTGAGAAAGGAGATCCGGGACCAACAGGACCATCGGAAGGGTCTTTGAATTTCGTCATTGACGGCGGCAGCTCAGTTATTACTACCGGATTAAAGGGTTTTATTGAATGGGGGTTTGCCGCAACAATAACCGGATGGACAATATTAGCCGATCAAGTGGGCGATATCGTTGTGGATGTTTGGAAAGATAATTACGGAAATTTCGCGCCAACGGTTGACGATACGATTGCAGGGAGCGAAAAACCGACATTATTCAACACTCAAAAGAACCAGGATTTAACCTTGACAAGCTTTTCGACCACAGTTTTAGAGGGTGATATCTGGGCATTCAATGTTGACAGTGCCAGCGATGTAAACAAAGTCACAATAGCTTTTAGATTCAATAAACAATAACTAAAAATTTTAATAATAATTAAAACTCAACACTATGGCCAGCTTTAATAAGTTCCAGCAATTTGTCGAAGATCTTTGTAAAGGTGTTCACAACTTCACATCGGACGCTACTAGCACCATTACAGTAGCACTTTGCGCTGCTGCCAATGCACCGGTAGCATCGAATTCGATATTAGCCAACCTTACGCAGATCTCGTATACGAACCTTTCTTCCCGTATAATAACAGGAGTAACGGCAGAGCATGCATCAGGTACAGTAACGATCACAGCAGATGACCTGGTGCTAACGGCATCGGGTGGAGCAGTGGCAGCATTCAGGTATGTAGTGATCTATAATGATGATCCGACATCGCCGGCAGATCCTTTGATAGGATGGTGGGATTATGGAAGTGACCTGACGTTGGCCAACGGTGAAACCCTTACTATTGACTTCACCACAGGCATTGCAACAATCGTTTAATAAATTAAAAAACTAAAATTATGCGTAGATATGCAGCGGACGGCCAAACGGCGGCTGGCACTAACTTAACCATTGCAGAAGTGGTGGCAGCAACGACAACCAGGGGACGAATCTATGACCTGATTATTGGTTCAGATGCTTCGCCTGCAGATATTGCGACCGAGTTCAATATCATTCGTGGTACTGTTTCGGGTACGCCCACTACAACCGTAACACCAAGGGCGTTGGATCCGGCTGATCCCGCATCACTATTAAGCCTTGAAGTGGGAACATTTACCGGACAGACAAAAACATCAAGTACATCGCTGATGAATATCGCGTTGAATCAGAGGGCGACCTTTCGATGGGTAGCGGTACCTGATGGTGAGATTATCGTTCCCGCAACGAGTGACAACTGGGTAGGCTTGGAAAGTATTGCATCGGGCGGTACACCAAACATCAATGTTTCTTTTTACTGGCAGGAATAAAACATATTGGCATGAAAGCATCGGATATATTAATTATCGGTGGCAGCCAAAAGTTTGAAGCCGAAAGTGTGAGAAAGCCAAGTGGCGCAATTATCTTGGATGGTATGCACCTGGCTGATACGCTTCGTTGTGTGCATTGTGGTCATGTTTGGATACCGGTAGTTGGCAGCGGCAAGATAAGGGGCTGGTGCAATAGCTGCGGCGGTGTCACTTGTGGAAGCCATGCATGCCATACCTGCTATCCATTTGAGAAGAGGCTTGATGATTATGAGAAAGGAAAATTAAAAACACTTCGCTAATGGCTATTACGTTATTTGGTGCAACAAGTAACCCGGCTGATAATGGTACTGCTGATGGTAATCCAACATTGTCCATTACGCCAGTAGCCAGCATGGTTGCAGGTCAGTTGTGTGTCGTGTTTTCGGTTGACAGAGCCGGTACATCCAGTCATTCGGTAAGTAACGCTGCTGGACAAACATGGACGAAGCTGTCAAATGGATGGGGTGAAACATACTGGTGTGTTTTTAATGGTACTTGGACAACCGACCCGGTTTTTGATTATACCGGAACAGTTAATTTATCATTGATTATGTTAGTTTTTGCCCCAACTGGCCCGGGGTACATTTTTGGGTATGAAGCAGCAACATATGCAGACATTGCCGCTCCAGCTAGTCCTTTTACCATTACAATTACCGGTAGAACCACGACCCATGCCTCTACAGTTTCAATCGCTGGTTGGTTTACCTCCGATGATAACACATTTGGATCTCTATCAGGCAGTGGATGGGTTAAAACAAGTTTATCGGCACAATACAGAAATTTGGCCGGGCAGGATTCAAGCAGTAGTTATGCGTATAACATTCAAACATCTATTGCTACATTAGCAAATGTTAGTCAGAATATGTCAGCAAGTGATGGTGCTGCAACCAGGCTCATAACATTTTGGGAATTTCCCCCTGGAGAATTTATACCACGAAACATTGAACAACCATATCGTTCAAAAAGATTAGTGATAGGTGCAGGCCTCAGAAATTTAGGGATTACTCCCTTTGACACCGATGCACAGACTTTCATAGATACGACAGGGTTAAGTAGCGATTTGCATAAGAACTCCATTAATCAATTAGTTGGAGCTTTGAAAGGGGCAGGTCTTTGGACGAAGTGTAATGCGATATATCCTTTCATTGGAGGTACGGCAGCCAAACATAAATGGAATTTAAAAAACCCGGTTGACTCAGATGCAGCGTTTCGATTAGTCTTTTACGGAGGATGGACCCATTCATCAACTGGTGCACTCCCCAACGGGGTAGATACTTCTGCAGATACATTTTTAACCCCAAGCGCAGTGTTATCGCTTAATAGTGCCCACGTTTCTTTTTATTCAAGAACAAACATAGCGCAGAATAATATTGATATTGGTGAAGAATTATCAATGGTTCGACTTGTAATAAGAACTACTGTTAATGAATTAGTTTATAATATAAATGATAATGATGTAAGCTATGGCACAGTGGCAAATACAACTTCACTTGGATTTTTCATATTAAGCAGAACGGCATCAAATGCAAGAGCAGTTTATAGAAATGGTGCAGTTTTGCAAAGTAGCTCAGATGCAAGCGGGACATTAAGTACGAATAGTCTTAAAATATCTTCTGTAAACAATGGAGCTCAGGTGTTTTCAGATAGAGAAGTTGCTTTTGTAACTATTGGAAGTTCATTAACTGCAACAGAAGCAGCTGGTTTAAATTCGATAGTCGAGTCTTTTCAAGATAGTTTAAGCCGTGGAGTACAATGAGAAAGTATGTAATATATCAGGATTTCACCGAAGCGATCACGCCGGTATCTACGCCGGCAGCGCCTGAGACTATTACTATTGATAAGTGGTATCAGCCGCGAGATAATCCGGTTCTCAGGAAAACATTAAAGACAGCGATCCTTGCCGGTTCGTTGTTCTTTTTTAATCCGCAATCACTGATCAGAAATCTTACGCTGACAGCAGATGCAGGTACGTTCAATGTAACTGGTCAGACTGTTAGCTTAAAAGCAGCCAGAAAGATAGCGGCAGATTCAGGTAGCTTCTCATTTACCGGGCAGACTGTAAACCTACCGATCACCAGGAAGATTATCAGTGATTCAGGATCTTTTGCGCTTAGTGGCCAGGCTGCAACGTTGAGGGCAGACAGAAAGATCACCAGTGATGCAGGATCATATTCACTCAGTGGGCAAGCGGTAACATTCAAGAGAGGGGTAAAGATTGCAGCTGACTCAGGCAGCTATGCTTTGAGTGGCCAATCGGTGAAGTTCCAGCGAAGCGTAAGGGCTGATTCAGGCGCTTATGTATTGACCGGCCAGGATGTCAACTTAATAGCGGCACAACGGCTAATAGTTGATTCCGGTGCATTCAATCTTACCGGTCAGGATATAACCTTTAGGAAGGGTGTAAAATTATCCATTGATGCAGGAAGCTATGCATTGACCGGGCAAGCCGCGACTTTATCCATCCAAAGAAAGATATTAACTGACTCAGGTTCATTTGTAGTAACCGGGCAAACGGTATTGCTGCATCGCAAGGTGAGGGCCGATTCCGGTTCATTTGCTTTTAGTGGAAGCTCAGTAGGGTTAACGGTACAGCGCAAGATTCTTACTAATGCCGGTTCATACTTATTGAACGGGCAGGATGTAAATCTTATTAGTGTCATTCGACTCAATGCAGAAGCTGGCAGCTATTTACTTACCGGGCAGGATGTAAACTTCGTATATGCCAGGAAGGTAATTGCCGATGCAGGATCCTTTGCGGTGACAGGTCAGGATGTAACATTCAGAGTCCATCGCAGGATAGCTGGTGATGCCGGTTCGTATTTGATCAACGGCCAGAATGTAACGCTTACCAGGGGTGAACGGTTAATGCTTGATGCTGGTAGTTATTCCATTAATGGATCAACTGCTACGCTTACAGTCCAAAGGAAAATAACTACTGATGCGGCCAGCTATTTGATAACGGGGCAGGCGGCTTCGCTGAGAGCACAGCGCAAAATACTTTCCAATGCTGGTTCATTCAGCCTGGCAGGTCAAGCCGCAAATTTCTCATTGAGTCGATTGCTGTCACCAGTGGCCGGTAGTTACATTTTAACAGGTGGCACTGTAGCGTTTGATAGTGAGGCAATCCTTTCGGCCGCAGCTGGATCATTCATCGTAAGCGGGCAGGATGTCGCGTTTCGCTACACCCGGGTGATGGCGGCCAGTGCCGGCAGTTTAAATGTCAATGGCCAGGCTGCATCATTGCTGAGAGGGTTGAAGATATCAGGCGACAGCGGAGTTTACAATCTAACGGGCAGTGATGTTGCATTGAGATTTGGTAGAACGGTGTCAGCTCAGCCAGGATCATTTTCATTAACGGGGCAGAATGTCAACTTACTAGCTGAAAAAATATTAAGTGCGAATGCCGGCTCTTTTGTTATCAACGGGCAAGATGTTGCCATTCTAAAAGCGCAAATATTTGTAGTAGATCCAGGTTCGTTTAATCTTTCCGGTCAGGTCATTGATATAATTTATATCCCCTCCACCCGGGAATTTGTACAGGCCATATTTATGTAAGAAAAAAACTAATATCATGAGAGACGTAAGCGGGTACTTTTTTATTGACGGGATTGATCTGTTCACCACCTTCGGGATGATCATCGAAGAGGGTAGTGCTGACTTCCTGAAATACCCTCCCAAGAAAGCCGGTATCGAACACGATTGGATGGATGCCAATGGCCGGGAAGTGGACCTTTCCCGGATCTTTTTCGACCAGCGGGAAGGCGTGCTGAACATGGCCATCTTTGCAACCACTGAAGATGAGTTCTGGACCCGTCACAACCAGTTTATCAGCCAGATGATCCAACCCGGTACTCACAGGTTAACACTGAAGTCGCATGGCGAACGGTCCTACTACATATATTATAAGGAGTGCAATAATTATAAGAAGGGAAAACCGCTGACCGGTAACGGCGAGGCTAACCTGGTCGCCTACCGATTTTCCATCGTCGTCGTGGAGCCGGAGCCACAGGTCGATTCGTCGCATGTTTTCCTGGTGGCTGAAGACAATGTTTTTATCATCACTTGATCATTGACACATGAATACAATAGATATATTGCGGGATGTAGCATCGGCGCCAACTGCTTTTGTCACCATTAAGCCGGACAACAACAGCACCCAGGTGAAGCGGATCATGGGCGATAACCTGCTGAACATCGCCTTTGAGGAAAACCATTACATCCAGTTTAAAATAAACGACTACTGTTCTGTTTTTGGGGAAACATACATCATCAACCGACTACCGCTGGTGACAAAAGTTAGCCGTTTCCTGTGGCGCTATACCCTGGTGATGGAAGCACGGGGATATGACCTTGCCAAAGCGCAATTTCTTTTCCTCGGAGCGGATAATACCCTTCGTGAATCTGACTTTTCACTGATGGGCAATGCGGATGATTTTATAAACCTGGTCCTTGCCAATATCAACCGCGTCAGCAGTGGATGGATCAAAGGACAAGTGATCTTATCCGAATACAAGAACATCACCTTTTCACGGGAAAATTGTTACAACGCATTAAGCCGCCTGGCAGAAGAATTTGAAACGGAATTCTGGATCGAAGGCAAGACCATCCATTTGACCAAACGCAGCAATGATACCGGCTATACCTTCAAACATGGCCGCAACAAAGGCCTGTACGAGATCACCCGGCAAACCCTAAACAACAGCAGCATTGTTACCCGGCTCTATGCGTTTGGAAGCGAGAAAAACCTGCCGGAGGCGTACCTGGTCACCAGCCGTCGTTTAAAGCTGCCTGCTGTTTATTTCCTGGAACATAATACAGCGGCCTATGGTGTGATCGAGCACACGGAAATATTCGAAGATATTTTTCCGCACCGCACCGGCATAGTGACCGCCGTGAACGGGGGCGATCCATTTGTTTTTACCGATGCTGATATTGATTTCAACGTTAACGATTACCTGTTACCCGGGCTCGTAGCGAAAGTGGCCTTTAATACCGGCCAGTTAGCCGGCTACGAGTTTGAAGTCGAGTCGTTCAATAATGGCACCAAAATATTCCGGATACAGAAAAATGCCGAGGAGAAGGTGCTGGATCTGCCCAGCGCCCTGATCCGACCAGCCATCGGTGATGAATATGTCCTGGTCGATATTTATTTGCCGCAAAGTTATATTGATGCGGCTGAGGCAGACTTAGCCGTCCGGGCCAACACGCTGCTGAACCAGCTCAGTGAGCCGCAGCTGGCATATAATATTGTGCTCGATCCCGTATTCGTTCGCCGCTATAGTAAGCTCTTGAAGATCGGCGACCTGGTGTGGATCCTTGACCAGGAGCTGGAGCTGCAACGGAAGATCCGGGTGATCAGTGTCATCCGAAATATCGTCAATGAATTCCAGCTGCAGGTGGAGATCTCCGACACCGTAACTGCCGGCACGGTACAGCGGATCATCAATGCCCAGAGCTCTACCGACCGCGATGTGCGGGATATCGATAACAAACTGGTCAATAACAGCATCCTGAATAATAATGTGGTGGGTACCCTGGTGTTTCAGAATATGCCTACGACCAATACCTACACCGGCTTTTCCGAAGTGCTGATGGAAGATGCCACCGGTAAGATCTATCGCAAGATTTGAGAAGTTCTAAACTCCTTGGCAGGTTTGCAACAATGGGCTCCCGGCTTAATCTGCGCTATATAGTTTAGCGCTATGGGTACTCTCATTGCCGGCATGTCCATAGAGACCGCCAGGATTCCGGAATTGTCACCGTTGACTGTGGATCTGCCGCTCGAGCTGGCAGATCAGGTACCTATTTATATAGCGAGTGAAAACCTGACAAAGAAGGTTCCGCTATCCCTCCTCAACACTTTTTTCAACACCGGTGGTGGCAGCGGCTCCCATGCACCGGTATCTTATGGCGGCGAGATGATCTATGTGGTGCCCAATGCCGCCGCCGACACCGACACCGCTTATATTCCTTCCTTAGCTGGTAAAGATTTTACCCTGGAAAGAGGTGGTTTTCCCCTGATCGCGTTACTGGATGATAACAGCAATGTGGATATTGCTGAGTACGAGATCCTGGATGCCGGGGGTTTTAAATTACTCCAGGCTGGCGATGTGCTAAATGAAAATGAACGTTTCAAGCTGAGCATATTTGCCCTGATCGGTTCCGGCACCTCCGGTCCATCTACCGTCGCAGGATCCTTTATTGGTGGGAAAAAATTAGTCACCACCAACACTACCCTGGATCCGGTGCTGGATATGAATAAGATCATCCAGGTCAGGAGCGATGCCACAGCCATCACCATTACCATCCCCAATGTGGATGATATACCGGTGAATGCGCTGATCCCAATTGAAACCAGCATCAACAATACCAAGCCGACAGCCATCACGACCACCGGCGGGCAATACATTTATTTCAATAATGTATCGAGGAACACGATCCACATGCATCCAGGAGAAGTCTGCTGGCTTTTCCGCGATGATGACGGCCTTTATATCATCAATGATTTTTACAAACACTACCGTGGTCTTTGCCAACCCGTCGCCAGTTATGAAGTAGGTTTTGATGAAGTGCTCTGTAAAGGGCAATTGGTGAACCGTGCTGATTATCCACGTATCTGGGAGAAAGTAGCCAACCTTGGTTTCTCCCTGGTGAGTGAAGCCACCTGGGCTACTGCATCCGTTACAGTGGCTGGACGTACCGTGGCTTTTCCTTATCGCGGTTGTTTCACGCCCGGTGATGGCAGCACCACTTTCCGCCTGCCTGACCTGATGGGTCAATCCCTTCGTGGGCTGGTCTCTGAATCCGGTAGCGACACGGAGCGGCACCTCAATAAACCCGGCGGCTATCAGCGCCATGAGTTTGCAGCCCACCAGCACGACTTGGGGCATTATACGAACGACTCTGACGGCGGTAGCCAGCAAAATACTTTTTACCTAAATAATGATAATGGGCCGACACCGCAAAGTGGACACCTGACCGTGGCAGCTGGCGGCGCAGAAACAAGGATGGATAATATCGGGGTCTACTGGGTCATGAAAAAATAATAACTGTTCTATGAAAAAAATATTTGTTGTCCTGGGAGTGTTGGTATCATTCCTGGCATCGGCACAGGTCCCGAAATATAATATTAATTACAGCAACTACGATTTTGCCAACCACCTCAAAGTGGGTAAGTCATTAGGCATTCCGAAGGATACGCTGGCGTCGGCTCCTGATTCATCCATTGCCATTGTCAATTTTGTACTGTATCAAAAATTAGGGTATTGGCAGCCAGTATCCGGTACGGGTACGGGCTCAAGCCTGGTCGATAAGGTACTGGATAAAGGATCGGTATCCTATAAAGGGTATGGCTTTCATTTCTATGTACAGGAAGCCGTTTACCGCATCGCTAATCTTATTTATAACAGCGATTCTGCTTCGATCACGCTTTCGGCCAGTGATCCCGATAATCCGCGAAAAGATGTCATTTATTTGGCGACAGACGGGGCGGTGCATGTAATGCAAGGTGTGGCGGCACCATCAGCGGCAGAACCACAGTTGGACGGTGACCAAATTAAGCTGACGGTGATTGATATTCCGGCAGGGTCCACCACTCCAGCCCTGGGGCAGGAAGTAATCTATAATGAGAACATAGAATGGACCGTCACGCAAAGCGGCGCCACCGTTGATGCTGACAATACTTCCAATGTATGGATCGGTAGTAAGTCCATTAATTGGACCAATATCAACCAGGGGGATTTGATTTATTTGACAAGGCCATTGGGATCGCTGAATATGCTCAGCTGGCAGGCCATCTCCATTTCTATTCAACTCAAAGCGATACTGCCAATAACATCTTTTGTACGGGTTACTTTTTTCAATGGCAGCCTGCAGGTATCGAATGAGCGACCGATTAACCTGAACAGGAATTCGCTGGTCTACCAGGCGATCGATGTACCGACTTCGGACTTTGTTTTTTCCAATTATAATATTGACAGGGTACGGATAAGGTATACGAATAGTGCTGGTGCAGCTATTCATCCTGGTGCGTATTTGGATGATATTGATTTGATATCTGGCTTTGTGCCAACAGGCGGCGGTGGTACCAGTGAGTTTAGCTATACGCTGACCATGCCGTCGGCATTTCAAACGTCACCGGCTACCGTTACCAATAATGGGACGCACACGGTGACAGGAGCTGGCAGCACGTCACAGTACATTGATGGAACGGGAGCTTTAAGAAGTTTCACGGCCTGGCACACACAGGGAGCGATCGATGGCGTGGCGAAAACTGCTTTCGGTTTTGGGGTTAGTGGTAATATCTTCTATCAACAATACGCCGATGCTACGTATCCTGGTTTATTATCGGCCTTGAGTTTCAGAAGGTTTGATTCTTCGTCGTTAAGATCAGTTGAGAATGGAACGGGAGGCGATACGTTATTAGTGTATGTCGATCCGTTTACATCAAAAATAAAATCATTGATAGCCGGCACGAATGTAACATTTGGCGTAGATGGTGAAAGTATAACGATCAATGCAAGTGGCGGTGGCGGCACTACCCTTTATACAGGCAATTCAAACCTTACGTCCAATAGAACTTTGGATGGCGACAATAATTCATTATCATTTATAGATTTATCTGAATTCACTGTAAAGTCACCTGGCACTACTACAAGAATAGTTGCGGATGCACTGTCTACTTCCTTATACTCTGCGGAAGGAAATGCCATCATTGGAGTATCGGATGGGCGGGCAGATATTACCGGTGACACATATATAGGGGCTTTATCTGGCTTTGGTTCAGGAAATGTTACAGTCAATAATGATGGCAAACTAATATGGAGTGCAAGCGTGAGCACACCAACATTCCAACAAGTCTTGGATGCGGGAAGTACCTTGACGGGTAGCGAAACGATTGCGCTTGGATCAAATCCACTTTCTTTAACTGGCTTTTATATAAATAGCGGCTCCTTTAATTCCGCAACAGGAGGCTTGGCGTTAAATACTTCAAGCGCACCTACGCTTGGTCTTACGACAAATTATAGTGGCACGTCAAACTTTTTCGCCAGAACTGCCAGTAGCGAGGGAGCAGTCGCTTCGTTTGCAAACACGTCGTTATCATCCACAACTGGTCCAGGCAGAATTATGAATTTTGCCCGCTACTCAACTGGGACGCCAACGGATGGCATTGCCGCCGACCTGGGCTTTTTTCTTGAAACCGCCGGCACTGGTGGAGCAGAAGGCCTTATTTCAAACAGGTTCGTTTCAAAATTTTCAACGGTCGACCATGCTACCCGCACATCACAGGTGGATTTAATGGGTATGGACAACGCTGTTGAAGAAACGTTCATGAACGTTCAGAAAGATTTAATAAGATTTAATAATAATGCGGATACTGCGGCATCTAAAGCAAATGTGCGAAATGTCCTGGGAGGAAAGCAAGGTGCAGACGTCGCTTCGGCTGCAGGCGCAATAACATTAGGTGGCGATGGCGACGTATTTGAAATAACAGGAACAAGCGCAATCACGTTGATCTCAAATCTTATTTGGCAGCAAGGATCGCAGGTAACATTGATATTTACTTCGACGGCTACGCTGACAGACGGCACTGCTAATAGCGGCACCAACATAGGAATGGAGCTGGCCGGCAATGCTAATTTTTCTGCAACAGCAGATGATGTTATTACCCTTTTACTAAGTGAGATTGGGGGCACTCAACGGTGGAGAGAAGTAAGCAGGACCGTCAATTAAAAAAGAAGCAATATGAAAGGAACGATCATTATAATAGCCATTCTTATTTCAGTGGCGGGCAATGCACAGGTTAAAAAATCTGACAAAATAAAAACCCCCACAACGATTGACAGCCTGGACATGAAGATTATTTCTAAACGTGAGCTGCTTGGTTATTTGCAACGGATAGACGGAACCGCCAAGGCGCAATTTACTATCGCTGAAAAGCCAAGGTATGATGCCATCCTGAAAGTATTACAGGATATTCTTGCTGAGGCAGAACAAAAACGAAAACAAAAGTGAGATTACTGATCTTCATATTACTACTACCATTCTACTTCACCGCAACGGCGCAGACCTATAATTTTTCCTTTACGCAAATACCGTTTGGTGATCCTGATATTATTTCTCCTGGGAGGGGTGCTGAGCAGTGGCACAACGGAACGGAAGGAGTGTCAAATCCACATGCTGAATACCACCTTCCTTCGCAGGACTTGTACTATCGGTTTGTATGGAACAAACTGGAAGGACCTACTCTCGGTTCTTATACCTGGACGTACTTCGACGGATTAGTGCAGGAAGCCATTGACAACGGGCAGAAATTTTCCTTCGGTATCATGACGGTGTTCACCGGCTACAATGAAGTCTTTTATGACGGCGCCCGGTCGGTGTATCCTTTGTACCTGCACAATTTAATGCAAGCGGAAAGTGTGAATAACAGGGATTGGTTAAGCGGTGGCGATTGGATACCGAATTATAACTCGACGAATTACCTTACAAGACTGAGAGCGCTATACGCTGCTTTATACGCTCATATAAAAACAACCAGCTATGAAGCTGAAGCTGGTCCGCATGATGGTGAGGTGATAGATTTTGAAGATGTTATTTTATCTATAGATATAAGAGGTTACGGGAATTATAATGAATGGCACAGTGGAGGCTACGCAACATGGGATAGCCACCCAACCGGAAGACAACCCACCGAAGCGACTCTTTTAGAGATAATCGACATTCACAGGGATGAGTTACCTGATTGGCCGTTGTCTGCAATGATAGCAGGATTTCATGGAAGAAACTCAGGTATTAATCTTTTCCAGGTATATCCTTCAGTGGCTTATGAATTACTCACCGGCTCTAACGCTTGGGGAAGGTTTGGTTGGCGGCGTGATCAGTGGGGTGCCAGGGATTTGTATTTAGATGGTCTTTTAGCTGGCAATACTGAGACTTATCTCGGCTCAGATCCTTTCGGAACGATCGTCGTGAATTCATATAAATATGGACCGGTCACCGGTGAGCCTCCTGCTTACGTTGGCCCTCCCTTGCCCTACTATGGTGACCTGATGAATCAGATTACTACTTACCATGCCACTTCCTTTGGTAACGGGAATTGGGGCACTGTCATGAGCACAGAAGATGCTGACCTGGCAAGAGCGGCCTTTAAGAAAGCCGGTTACAGGTTTGAATTGACAGGAGGCTCCGCCGTAGTCGCAGCAGGGCTCACTATTAATCTGGATTGGGAGAATGTCGGCATAGCACCTACTTACGAAAATTGGACGGTGGAATATTCTCTACGGACAGGTGCAGGCGTTACGGTTTGGGATACGGTGAGCTACTTCGCTCCCAAACTTTTTCTTCCCGGGGACAGTACGGTTGTTGATGCTTATTCAATGCCGGCCATTAATGAGGGTGCTTATGATCTGTATGTAAAAATTACCGATCCTAATAATTACCGGTTGCCATTGCCATTAGCGATAGCGGGAAGAACCGCTGACGGCGCTTATTTGTTGTCATCCATCACGGTGGAAACAGGAACACCGCCACCACCGCCACCTGGCAGCAGAAGGCGCTGGATATGGAGCAGAAAATACAACTAAAATGAAAGGCCATGATGATAGCAGCAACAGCAAGAAAGAAAAAAAAGTAAAATGAAGTTCATGAAAAATACCAGCGATGTGAATATCGTCACGTTTATCCTGGACGATAGCAAGATTGAGCTCAACGTGATAGATAGAGTATTCAAAAATTCGGGCATTGAAAACTTTATGTTGTTCACCAACGAAGCAGAGTTTTGGAATCACTATCACCGGGACGTTCATGTAGCCGTGTTGGATTACCTGATTAAGCCGGGCAATGGATTGGATATCGCCGAAAAGCTGTTGGAGAAAAATCCTTATTGTAAAATAATTATCCGGTCATCCATTGAAGATGACGATGTGCCGATCAGGGCTATTAATATCGGCATCTACAAATGGATCAAGAAAAATGAGCAAAATGACCTGGAGAAATGCGTGAACTACGTAAAACGAGCCATTGAGTTGTTAGCGCCATTCATCGAATATCAGCAATCAAAACATGTTATAAAATGAGCGGAGAATTAATAGCATCCTTATTCTTATCCACCGCCGCACTGGTAGCCGCCAGTAAAGCGATCAAGGATTATTTCCGGTACGAAAAAGAACGGCATATTGAAGGTCTTGGCGCATCTGCCAACGAAAAAATAATCAAACGGATCGAAACCCTGGAAACGAATCAGAAGGATATGAATGAAAAGCTATCCAACCAGGAAGGCATCATCGAAGCGATTTTCAAAATGAGAAAAGATTAACTACATAAACCTAAAACTATGACAACAGATTTTTCCTTTATTGTATGCGGCGTTGCCGGCGTACTGTTCCATTCACTTTTGAAATTGAATGGGCTATTAGTGGATGCACGAAAAGCCAACATCAATTTCAAATGGTACCGGGATTATGTGTACAAGGATTTTCCAAGTATTCTGCTATCGTTCCTGTCCGTGGGTATCTGGTACCTTATTTTTCATGAAGTGGCGGCCCAGTATCACGGCATCTCAGATTTTGCGCGGGTGTCTTTTGTGACGATGGGCGCAATCGGATCCTATATTATCCAGCTCGGATTGAGTAAGGCAAAAAAGCAGATCAGGAGTATTGTCGACCAAAAAACAAATGAGCTCGATGCCATGAAAGGAACCGATTCGGGTTCGAAATTAAATTAATGGAACGCTGGTGAATTAGCAAAATATTGATCATGAAAAAAATAACGACCACTTTCTTTATTCCGGTTATGTGGATGCTGCTGTCATTGTTCGGGTGCCGGACAACGAAAGAGGTGGTGAAAATGGAAACGATCTACGACAGTGCGGCGATCATGCAGAATGAAGCCTTGCATAAAACCTTGCAGGAAACCATTGAGCATTATGAAAGGCAAATCGAGCAGTGGGAAAGTACAGGCGTTGTTTTTAATGATACGCCCTGCCCGGATAGCCCGACCAGCGTAAAGCCGTCAACAAAGATCATCTTCGACAATGGCAAACTAAAATCAATCGAAGGAAATGTCCGGGCGTTAAACCAATCACTGTACGAAAAAAACACCGAGTTGATTGAAGCGCTTTATAGCAGGGACAGCCTGGTGGTGGAACTGGAAAAGGCGAGGGCGAATGTTTCCAAAACAGAATCCGTTCATACAAAGGAGGTGAAAAAAAAGGCCCCTCCCTGGTGGTTGTTTTTACTGTGTATTTTAATCGGCTCCATTGGAGAATACAGACTGAAATACCTCCAGCGGTTTTTATCCCTTGCCACGGTAACATTTATAAAGCTTATCAAATGAACAGCAGCTATTTCATCAGAAAAGATTTACTGCTCAAGATGATTCTTTTTAAACTGGAATTGGCTATCAAAGTATGTGAGGAACCATTGCTGACGGAACTGTTGAAGTCCATCAATGAGGATATTAAAAAATTTTCCACGGTTGATGAAATCAAACGCGTATGACACAGAAGCAAATCATGTTGTGGTATAGAACAGCGCTGGGTCCGGTTATCAGGGAGGCATTGGCAAAAAACACTGGTGTCATTTATACAGAAGATTGGCTGGCAGCCATGGCCTATCGCGAAACGTGGACCGTGATTTCAAAGCATGAAGATAAGGTGGCGATCCCCTCCAGGATGCATGATCATGCAAGAGGTGATTATGGCAAACGCCCGGGAGAAGATGAATTTTCTTATCATGGGTATGGGTATTGGCAGATTGATATCGGGAGTTATCCTTTGTTCATAAGAAGTGGTGACTGGAAGGATCCTTTGTTGTGTTGCCTGAAAGCCATCCAGGTATTGGAAGAGAAAAGAAAATATTTGCAAACACAGTATGGGTTAGAGAAGCTGGATGAGGTCACAGGGCATCGATCGATTACCGCGGCGTATAATTGCGGACAGGGAAATGTATTGAAAGCGCTGAAGAAAGGGTATGATGTTGACCGGTATACGCATGGTGGGGATTATTCACAAAAGGTGTGGGCCTACCGGGCTTTGTATCGGAATTTATAAAGTTTTTCTCATCAGCAAGCAGTAATGTTCGCGGCGGGAGTTTCCACTCCTGCCTTTTTTTAAAAGATGGGGAGCTTTTAAAGGTTATTAAATGAATGGCTGAGATCACAGTGAAATGGCTGGTTTCTTTGGTGTGATCGGTAATGGGTTTCCTGTGAAAAGCAGTCGTACGACGGCGGGGGTATTCTTACTCCTGCCTTTTTTATGGTGCCGTTACCTGTGCAAAGATTTATTTTAAAAGAATGCTCCAATTGAATTAGATTTATAGTACGGCTCTACACTGCCGGTAATACATACTTCCTCTACCGGCTAGTTCTCCCATTAAATTCACGACGTTACCGTTATTAAACAAAATCTCAAATCAATTACTATGTCGGAAGAATCTGTGAAAATGCTTTCAGTGGATGAGATTTGTTGTATGATGATAAGTGCCATAAAAGACTATTTGGTGTTGGAAAAATTTAACAAAGAGAGCATTTATTTAAAAGAAAAGCGGGCGGATTTGAAGATGCTTTATAAAGTGATCACTGAAAAGAAAATTGGCGCTGCGCTGACGCATTAAAATGTTTTATGACCGTCCTGTTCTAGCCTACCCTAACGAGGTAGGCTTTTTTTACACTGAACTTTTTGAGTTACTACCGGTCAAACAAATAGTTTTTCGCCAAACCGTTCCCTAATTTTGAGCCTACTGTTGGTAACGCAGTAGGCTTTTTGTTGCTATTTGGCGTATTAGCATTAAATGCTATATTGGTCACGTATTTTCATAATTTAAGGTTTAATGGTTAATGGATTTTGATTAGTGCCCTCCCGATGTACTTCGGGAGGTTTTTTTGTTGTATTAACGTTTGCGACGTTTTCCCTTATCTAAGAAATAAATGTAAGTAATTACAGATAGAGCAATCAGGATGAACGCTACTTCTAGCATGAAGAGGTGATTAATGTCCTAAGATATGCAAATAATTAAATCCGTTCTGCGATGTAATTTCCAAAGAACCTGGCCAGGTATTTCAATTCATCCTTCGGGTTGGATTCATCAAATACCCAATCATCATTTGCATCTATGCGGAGCCGACCTAAGTAAAAATTTCTATGATCATATAAATGGCGTGTTGAAGTATCACCGCTGCCGGCAATCTGGACAAAGTAACCGGAGTATTGTTTCCCTCCACGTTCAAAGTTGATTGGGATACGATCCATAAAAAACGGGAAACTATCGTGTTTTTCACTTTGGAATGCAGCGGTGGAAAAATAAATTTGCATCAGTGGATCCATAGGCTGAGGCATCAGCCGGGGCCAGGGATTACCCCCTGGCTTTTATTCAGCATCCCGGTTTAGTGAATGTGCCGCAGTATGGCAAGGTCAAACCCGCAATAGGTTGATACTCGGAGACAAAACTTGTCTTTTTGAAAAGTGTACTACTGGGTGTACCAAACCCCTATATTTGCAGGAGTTCATTAAAATTCGATACTGATTTATAACAAGTTATATAAGCGGACGATCGGGCGGCTGAACCTCCCCTTCGCAACACTAGTTCATTCAAAGTCAGATCAGTAGCGGATTTCAGATAGCATGCACCCTAAAAAGTGTACTGAAAAGTGTACTAAATTAACCGCTTTGTTATGGCTTATCAATTCTCTGGCTTTCGGGCAACTAAACCCGTGGCTCGCCTCGCAGATGTATCCAAAAACATCTGGGAGGTTTTTTTTGCGCTATACGATTCCACCGGCAAAAAACACAACATGCGCTACAAGCATGGGATCAACTGCCTGGTCAAATCCAAACGGAAGCTACAGGCCGAAGCTAATGCCGATGTATTGTGGGATGCGCTGCAAAACAAATGGAATCCCCTGCTGGAAAAGTACCCCAACTTTAATAAGCAAGCTGACCCGGCACCATCGATCGTTTTGTTTGCCGATGCCTTGGATATTGCCGTGGCGGAAAAGAAACGGATCCTATCCCGCTATTCAATGTATGATTACAACGGTTGTGTCCGATTTATGAAAGCAGCTGCTAAGATAACTGGGCACTACTTTACCAAAGTAAGTTCCCTGGAGCGAAAAGATATCCGGGAAATATTAAATGCCGCCAGGGAAGAAAATGGATGGACCAACCAGGCACGCAATAAATACCTATCCATCTTCCGCGCATTGCTGTCAGTCCTGGTGGATGAAAAGGAAGTAATGAAGTTCAACCCGGCCAAAGGAATAAAGGATGAACCTATGGAAGAAAGCATGGGTTACAAACGCCTGACGGATGCTGAGAAGGAAACGATCGCTGATCACTTGTTATTGAATGCTCCAGATTTCTTCGAATACCTGATGTTCATTTATGACGATGGGATCCGGCGCAAAGAAACATTACTCCTGCAGATCCAGGACTTCAACCTGACTACCCGCGAGATCCATATCCGGCCGGAAGTCGCCAAGACCAACAAAGCCAGGATTGTTCCGATCACTGACACGATCATGCAGATACTATTGCAACGACAGATATGGAATTACCCAGGTACTCACTATCTATTTTCCAATGAAAAATTCAAACCGGGTCCCGTGGCTTATCATCCCAACACACCAACCAACTGGTGGCGTGACCTGGTGATCAAAGGCCTGAAGATCGATTGCAAAATGTATTCATTGAAACATAAGGGTGCTGATGATAAGATCATGGCGGATATCGACCTGGATGTATTGCGAACGCTATACGGACACAAAAGCAAACAGATGACGGAGATCTATGCGAAAGCGGTGAAAGGAAAATACAAACAAAAGATCATTGATAATGCGCCGGCGTTTGCAAAGGTCGTGAAGATGAAACAAATATCTAAATAAGCAACTAGTAATATATACGACTAGTTTTCCGGTTTACCAAATTTATTAGTACGGATTCTTTACACACTGAGTGTGAAAGCCGTGCAAAAGAATCAAATAAATATTTGCAGAAATTACCTTTTCTAACTGAACTTCGCTATGCTATTAATGGAAAATCCCGATAGCTTTTGACCATCGGGAAATTCTTTAAAAGATTTTAGAAAATGGATCTAGGAATAAACTTTGTATCTGAGACCACAAAGTTACTTCCTTCTCTATCCATTTTCCAAATAGATTAATAATCAATTATCCACCGCGGGTAGTCACATTTGTGAATATACCGGGGGTTAAAATAAAAAAGCCACCAGCATTTTAATGCCAATGGCTTATAAACATCTTCTCTGAACGAGAAGCTGCGGCCGGGTGTCCGAGTGGTTCAGGTACGTCCTTTGCAATGATGGTACATGAGTTCGAATCTCATCCCGGCCTCTATGTTGTTCCAATTTAGGAAAGCTCGAAAAAGCTATCTGAAAGTTGGTATCGTTTATACAGTTGGTCGATTGATCAACGGTGTACTTAGATATCATCCGTAGGATGCTTTCCGAGTGAATGCACTGCTGGTGGCAGGAGCATTCGTTCCATATGTCAAAGTCCTGATTGACTCAGGCACCAGACCTCCGTAGTTTTCACCTGCGGGGGTCTTTTATTTTAAGATCTTAATAAAAAAAGATGGCTGTACGGTCTGATTAACGATCTTCTCTTTAGGATATTGCTTAATAGCTGAACACGATTGCTGCAACATATTGCAGCAGCACTCATCAAATACAGACTCATTTTCTTTTTGGCAGCTTGCGTGATTCGGGTTTACATTTTGGAAGGAATACATCGCATTGACGTATTTTTTGGATGTGGCTGCACATAGTGATGGTGGTTTATTTTAGGTTGTTCTCCAAGTAATTTACACAAAAATCCAGACAAAGAAATTAAAAAAATGATTACCGGCAAAAATTTAGCCAAAAAAACTTTCAAGCTGTAGATGCTTAGGAAACAGTAATATAGCTTCCCTGCGAGGTATCGTATTCGATACCTGGAGTCACAAAGGCAGCTTTAGCTTCAGCTTTAATGTGAAGCTCACACTGGTTGATTTTTACTTTTCATTGATGGCCACAGTGCTTTCTTCTCAACCAGGAAAATGTCATTCAATTCATCTTTATCAGTTCCCTGCTCATTCAATGTCTTCAATAAGATTTCATTTTGTTTTTTTAAGATGTCGTTGGTTTTTCGCATCCCGGCGGATACGGCACTAGCGATAAGATGATAACTAATTATTAAACTGACGATCGCGGCGAACAGGTAAATCCAAAGTGTAGTTGGTTCCATGGTAGTTTGTTTTTGGTGGTTATT